CGCCTGCTGGCGCGGCACACCATCGAAGCCGTCCTCGGCTACTACTCCAAGCCGGAGCACGTGACGACGCGGATGATGACAGCGTGGCTCAATACGGAGGGCGGCCCCAGTCATTGGTTCGCCGCCATGATCGCAGCCATAGGAGACCATCGTGAACCGATCACCTGAACTGGTCGAGCGAGTAGCGATGGCCATCGCCCGCGCCGCCCTCAACCCCGAGCTTGAGGGGGATTAAGGGGTGATGGGGGCCGCACTATCTGCAGCTTCGGTCGCTGATCGATGGTCGGTGACGCCCGCGACAATCCGCAACCTCATTCGGTCAGGCGCGCTTGTGGCCTTCCGTGTCGGCCGCCAAATGCGTATTAAGGTGGCGACGGTCGAGGAATACGAGGCGCGGACGTGTCAGAATACCGGCTCAAGCTCTACCGCGGCACATGGGCGGCCGTCCGATCCGTCAACGGCCGCACCGAGCGCACGTCGCTCCGCACCCGCGATTCCGGGGAGGCTCGGCGCCGGTTAGCCGACTGGACCAAGGCCGCGACAGGCGACACGATCGCCGATCTGGTCAAGGTCTACCTCGCCGACAAGGATCGCACGGCCATCCGCGCGACAGACCTGCACGGGTCATGGAAAAACGCCCAGGCGCATTTCGGCCACCTTCGGCCTGATCAAGTCACGCGCGACGTTTGCCGGGCATACGCGATACAACGCACCGCCGCCGGCCGAAAGCCCGCGACAATCCGCAAGGAGTTGGAATGCGTCCGGGCTGCTGTCAATTTCAACAAAAAGGGCGCCGAGGCCGTGTGGGAATTGCCAGCGCCGCCGCCGCATAAAGACCGCGCGTTATCCAAGGGCGAAGCCAGGCGGCTCGTCAGGGCGGCCAGGCCGATTCCGCACGTCCGCGCATTCATCGTCCTGTCCCTTTGCACCGCCGCGCGTTCGTCGGCCCTCCTGGGCCTCACGTGGGATCGCGTGGACTTTGAGCGGCGGATCATCACGCTCGCGCTCGGCGACGCCTTGGACGGCCAGCGCAAGAATCGGGCGCGCGTCCCCATGAACGCCCGCGCGTATCGATATCTCCGCGTCCTTCACGGCTGGCGGACATGCAACCACGTAATCGAGTGGGGCGGCGGCGGCCTGCGGTCGATCAAAAAGGGGTTTGGCGCCGCGACCCTCCGCGCCGACCTGGACGACGTTACGCCGCACACGCTCCGGCACACGGCGGCGTCGTGGATGGTGATGGCCGGCGTTCCGATCGTTGAGGTCTCAAAGCTGATGGGTCACAGCGACTCGCGCGTGACGTATCGGGTCTATGCACACCTCGCGCCGGACTATTTGCAGGGCGCGGCTAAGGCGCTGAATTTTTGATGATTGGTAGTTATGTGCCCTTTGGGGCGATTGGGCCGTCCGAACCGTCACTCGATGCCGTGTTCCGCGTTTGTACCCGTAAAATCGTGGCGGGAAACGGCCGTGCCGCTCTCTATTTTCCAAGGGGGCAGATAGTTCACACCGAGGGGCGCTTCTATGGGCGAAACGGGAGATAAGACGGTTCATTTGAACCGGGCGGTTAGCTCAGAGGCAGAGCGCCACGTTCACACCGTGGAAGTCAGTGGTTCGATCCCACTACCGCCCACCACCCCAAACGCAAAACGCCGCTGACCCCGTGCAGGCCAGCGGCGTTGTCATTTCCTGAAATGCGCGCCCGGCGCTGCGATCTACATCATCAAATCTCCCTTCGCTGTCTCGCTCCGGGCTCGTTGCGTGTGCCCCTTGCAATGCGGTAAACTTACCGCTATCAATGGCGTTGTCAAGCGGGAAACGGCAAAATTACCGCTTGGTGAATTATATGCTTGCATATATCCCGAAGGGGCGTAGTGTGTTTTTACAGACACGGAGCCAGTCAATGTTCATCGACGAAAACAGCCCCCGCGCCGACCTCGACGCAGCCCTCCTCATGACCGATCTGATCGCGGTTGCCGATGAAACCGACGCCGCGCTCTACAGCCGCATTCAAGCGTGGGTCGAAGCCGGCGACGAGTGCGCGTCATGAACGACGCCTGCGAGTCCCGCATTGAGGCCCTTTCGGCGGCATTGGACGCGGATCGCAACGACCGCGCCGCCGCTCACGAACTTGGCTTTCTGCTCGACCAGTTCGTCCCGAACAGCGTTCACGACCGCCCGCGCGAATACACGCCCGATGCTTATGAGCTTCACGTCAACGGCCGTCGCACTTTCAGGGGGTAACGCCATGACCACACGCTACGCCGTCGACTTGATCGACCCGCACCGCGACACCGACGCTACCCAGCGCCAAACGTTCGGATTCCTGACGCGCGCCGAGGCGGTTGAGTTCGCCGAGTGCGTTTTTCTCGACGGCTGTCAGGACATCGAAATCCGAGAACAACCAGACTTTGAAGGAGCCACCCAATGCGATACCGCCTCTTAGCCTCCGTCGAATTTGGCGGCGACACGCCAACGGCCGTTTTTGACGACGTGCTTGTCGAATACAGCGTCACATGGGGAGCCCCCGAGCGGGGTCCGTCATACGCCAGCGGCGGACAGCCTGCCGACCCGGACGAGATCAGCGACGCGCGAATCGTCAGCATCGACGGCACGCCGTGGGCCAACTACGCGCGGGACTATACGCCGATCATGGCCGCACACACGGCGGACGCGATACTTGACGCGATCGTCGACACTCAGTTCGACGCGATGATTGAGGCCGCCCAGGAGGCGCACGCCGAGGCCGAGTCCTTCCGCCGCGAACGGGCGAGGGAATACGCATGACCGCCGCCGCGATCGAATGGGACCGCGTCCGATACGACGCCCCGCCTACCGATCTGGATCGGGCGCGGCGAACTGTTGACGCGCTCGGCGGCACATGGCCGACGCCCCGCGACGAATATGAAAAGGGCTATCAAGCCGGCTTCAACCTCGCGCTCGACGCCGCGATTGAGGCGATTGAAAAGCTCGGCGCCGTAGATCGGACAGACGTATGACCCGCGCAGATTTCATCGCCATCGCCCTCGCGAAACAGGCGGTCTATGCGGCCAGCCGGGCCGCTTGGCGCCTCCTCAATCCGGCCATGACAAAAAAGCAGCTTGCCGAGGCCGACGCGATGGTGGTTCTGGCGAGAGAGGACCGAAACAGTTGACCGGCAACGCCCTAATCCCGCGCGCGACGATCATCGAAATTGAGGCGCATCGCAATCGGTCCCTGGCCCTATATGGCGAGGCGTTCGATAAGTTGCATGAGGCGGCAATGGCCGGACGGGCTGCGGCGATCTCCGCACAGGTCGGCTCGCCGTTCATGGCGTTCGATCACCACAACCGCGCCACGTTTTCACGCCCTGATGAGCGGGGGGCATTTCTGACTCGCGCTCGGCAAGACCTTGACCGCGGAATCTGGACGCACCTGTTGCACGCGACGAATCTTGAGCAGTTGATGGACAAGACGGCGCGCGATGATTTCCGCGAACAGTTGCGCGCCGACCCGCCCGAGGCGACGGCCGACAATTGTTATGCGACCATGACCGGCCTGATTGGTGACTCTGGAATGATATTCAAGCGCGGGATCGCGACGGCGTTTTCAAAGCTGGATCGCCGATTTCGATCACACGACGGATTCAAGATCGGCACGCGGGTTGTCCTGTCGAATGCCTTTCAGGATTTCGGCGGCTGGAATCACTATCGCCACCATGACGAGACGCTACGCGATATCGAGCGCACGTTTCTGACTCTGGACGGCAAGCCGCATCCCGAATGGGCGGCGGGGTTCATGGGGGCCGTGGAAACAGCCCGGCGCGAGGCGTCAGGCGGCGGATTCGGTATGCGGGCCTTTGAGTGTGAGGATGGCTATTTCAGGCTCCGCGCGTTCAAAAACGGCAACGCGCACCTATGGTTCAAGCGCCCCGATCTGGTCGAGCGCGTCAACCTGCTTTTGGCCGAATACTATGGCGAGGCATTGGGCGCGGGCCACGGTGCGGCAGACGTTGAGCACGCACCGAAAACCGGCATGGCGAAACATTATGGATTTTTCCAGACGCCAGAGGCAGTCAGGGATCGCGTGTACGAGGTCGCCCAGCTACCAGACCGAGATAGGTGCGCGCGGGGCTATGAGCCGCCCGTGTGGCGCGTCCTTGAGCCCAGCGCGGGGTTGGGCGCGCTTGCCGAACGCGCGGCCCGTATGGGGCACGTCGTGGACTGCGTCGAAATCCAGCGGCCGAATGTGGACGCGCTGAACGCGGCCGGCATTTACGCCAGCGTCTTGCCGCTCGACTTCCTTGAGATCAACGGATCAATGCGCGGCACGTTCGACACTGTGATTATGAATCCGCCTTTTGACGGCGGGCGGGACATCGATCACGTCGTCCATGCCGTCAAATTCCTCAAGCCAGGCGGGCGGCTCGCGGCGGTCATGTCGGCAGGCGTCGAGTTCCGCGAGGATCGCAAGACGGTGGATTTCCGCGCTATGGTCGAACGCTACGGCGGCCGGTTCCACGACTTGCCCGCCGGGTCGTTCGCGGAGTCGGGAACGATGGTCAATACCGTGATTTGCGAAATCCGTGTGCCGCTGTGACCGGCTGGAATCAACCCTGGACGGCTCCATATCGCAAGTCTGGCGCGGTGTTTTTCTGTAGCGATCTGCCGGCAGTCCCGCCGGGTCACTACCGATTTGCATCGCCCGACGATGCCGAACCGGTTCCGCATCGCATCTGTCGCCTGACCCCAGCCGAACGCGAGGCGCTATTGCAATGAGCGTCGGCTTGCATATACCGGCGGACATGAACACGGAAACACGTCGAAAGGCAGCCGAGAAGTATCACGCCAAGATTGCCGGCGAGGGGTTCAAGCGCGTCACGTTCTGGTTGTCGCCGGAAGCGCAGGCCGCGCTGGACCGTTTGGCGCTGCGGATTGGATCGAAAATCGCCGCGGTCGAGCACGCACTGGAGGCGTTGGATAAAAAAACGCCGGGCGGGTGATTATATGCTTGCATATACCGCGCCGGGGTGTAGTGTGGATTCACAAACACGGAGAGCCCACATGACCGCAGCCGCCCCCTTCGCCACCTCCCTCGCCGAGCGGATCGCTACGATTGCGACCTGCCGCATGACCTACCGCAACCGCTTCCAAGTCGCAGCCGACAACTACCGCCGCCAGTATCCGGCGCCGACCGGACGCCAGATCGCGGCCGACATCGCAAGCGCCCGCAAGGCCGCTGGACAGTCCCCGGAAGGACGCGCCGCATGACCTGCCAAGAGCGCCAATTCAAAACCGACATGCTCGCCGCGTTGCGCGGGTATTTGTCAGACGGAGCCAATCGCCCCGCCGCACTCATGGCCCGCTATCGTGACGCGGTTGCGCGCCTGGAACGTGAACTGGAGATCGTATGACCCGCCTCGAAATCCAATCCCTCGGCGACACCGAACTGATCGAGGCGCGCGTCAGGCTGGTCGATAACAGCGTCAGCAGCGTCCAGGCCATGATCGATTCCGCAACCTATCGCATGGTCATGGACGAGATCGCTGCCCGCGCTGCCGAGCTTAACGCAAGCGCGCATGAGCCGGTGACGGCGTGAAACGGGCGGTCGCCGCCAAAGCCCCCAGGAAGCCCGTACGGGGCAAGCGCGCCGCGTCCGCTACCTGTACGCCGGACACGCGGCCCGTTGCCGCACAGCCCCCGCCGCAGCGGCGCGACGTTGGCGGGATTCAGTTTGGACCGACGCATTGCGCGCCGGGGAGTAGGTTGAAGGGCGCGAAGCCCTAAACCACCTCGTGAATTTCCGTGCGGTTGATGATCAACCGAATGAAGAAATAGCCGAACACCGGCTGGCGTCTGAACTTCTGGTCGCCGCCTGAACGCAAAAACCGCCCCCGACCGTGATGGCCGAGGGCGGTTTTTGTTTGCGGTATGCGGTCTTTGTCATAATTGGCGTCAGTTAATATGACGTTTTCCGCATAATTAGCCTGCGGTTTTCCGCGTAATCAGCCAAATATGGCCTTGACGCGGTTTAAGATCGTCTCGCGCTCGTCCAACCCGTTGAGGCCGCCGTTGATCTTGCGCGTCACGCCCTCAATATCGTCTTCGTCGGCGAGCGGGCCGATACCACGTTCCGTCCAATACCTGCACGCAATGGCGACCGCGATGGCCGGTTGCGCGGCAAGGTTCGGTTGCGCCTCAAGCGGCTGGCCGATCTCGCCGCCAAAGTGGGCGTAATTCCAGCGGCCGGTGATCTGGAATATCCCCCGGCCCCGATACGTAAAGCCGTCGCCAGGATGCGTGTTGCCGAGGTCCGTCCGGCCGTCATATTTGGCGAAATATGACGATCCGCCGATTTCCGTCAGGTATCTAAACCCCTCTGTCTCATGCGTAGCCTGTGCGACCCAATGGGCGACCCGGAGCGAGGTCGTTATGCCGGCCGGCGGGAATGCAGCCGCGCAACCGTTGCCCAGCGCCACGCCAACGGGTCCAAGCGGGCGCTGTGAGGCATACGACAGCAGGGCGGCATATGTGGCAGGCCCGAGCGCGCCGTCAGGCTTGCACGGGTATCCCTTGGCCGTCAGCGCCGTTTGCAATCCCGCGACGTTCATTCCGCTGCGCCTTTGTTTGAGTGATTCATGCGCGCCACGCGGCGCCGTGCATGGTGACGAGCGTCCGACGCCCGTTCGGGTAGGTGACGATCTGCGTTTGCGACCACGACGACGGGCCGGAGTTGTAATCCTGGTCGAACAGGCCGCAGAGCCCGGCGGTATAGACGCCGTCGAGCACGCCAGCGGAGTGCGTGTGGCCGGTGTTCATTTTAGTCGCGACCTTGGTCAGGCCCAGCGGTGTGCCGCGCGCCCCGTTAGGTCCTTCGTGGCCGTGGATGCCGCATTCAATCCCGCCCGCGCCCTGGCAGATCACATAGGAGCCGCTCGGCGGGACGAACGCGATGTCGCGAAGGCCGGACGGGTGCGACCGCTGCAGAGCCCATTTGAACACGTCAAACGATCTGTCGCCGCGTTCGATCGCCTCATAGATCGCCAGATTGCACCGGAGATAGACGAGCGCGTTTTGCGCGTCGGCCCGCCATTCCGACTCAAGCAGCCACCGGTGCAGCGCGTCGTGATGGTTCGACGGGACGACGACGGTCTGGCAATACTCGCGCCCGGTCGCCGCCAAAAACGAACCGCAAGCGGCCAGGTTATCGGCGACGGAACCCGTGCCGGCCGTGTGCATTTTGAAGTGGTGAAAATGATCCTTGGCGCGGTGGTGGTTGCGCGCCTCGAAATCCAATAGGTCATGCATGATCTGGTGACGGGGCCGAAGCGCGTCGATCATCGACCCGCCCAGACTCACCGCGCCGGTTTCGATGTCGAGCCCCCAGCACGCCCTCGCGATAACCGGGTCGATCTTTTCACGATGGATATCGCCCCACGTGATCGCCTCGACGCGATGGCCGCGCGTGACCGATCCGTCAGCGACCTGCGCGTCCAGGTCCTGAAACGACCCGTCGTCGAGCGCGTTCAGTTGCCGACAGAATGGCCGCCCGAGCCCGTCGACCTCGACGATGGTCGCGCCGATGACGTGGTGAAATTCGGCTTTGAGTCCGGCCTTTTTGGCGACGTAGTTGGGCGCCGTGCAAGCTCCTGTCGTCAGGATGAATTTAGGCTGGCCGGGCGTCAGTGTGGGAACAGACACGACCTGAATTTTGGCGTGCGGGAAAACGCCCCATTTCGGCCCAGTGTATGTATCGAGGCCCGACAACGGACGCGCCGCCGTTGGGAGGATATTCATTTCCGCGCAGAAATCGACCGGCCCGAGGTCAATGCGGTCGTGGCGCATGTACGAACCGACCTCGCTGCAAAATGCCGAGGTCCGCGTCGCGTGGTCCTCGTAGAGCCCCTTTTGATAGGTGAAGCCGCCGACGATCAATTCCGCGCCGAGGTGCTCGGCATAGGCGATCAAATTGCGCCAGAAACCGGAGTGGACCGGCGTCTCGTCTTGCGCGGCCGTCAGTATGTAGCGCGCCGCCGGGCCGGTGTGTTGCGCTTGCGCGGTCGCCGGCAGGCTCGCCTTTTTGCGAACCGCCGTGATGGCCTTGGAAATCGTGCTGGGATCAATGCCGCTCGCGGCGGATGCCTGGCTGCGTGAGCCATGTAGGTTGATGAGGTCGATGTATCGGGCTTGCGTAGGCGTCGCGTATCTTTTCAGAGCGACGTCGATCACGGGCGCGGTGGCCGTCATCAATCGGGTTCCTTGTGTGGATTGGATTAGTGCGCTGGCGTCGGGACGTGACCTGTGAGGCTTGCCCACGCTGCGGCCAGGCCGGCGAACGCCGCGACAACCCCGCCGACGATCGATGACCAGAGCGTCAGGCGCTTTCCGAGGGTCGGCATCCGCCTTTCGACGGTGCGCTCGCCCTCAATTCGTGCGACAATAACGGCCGTCGCGTTGCATGATTTGGAGACGTGATCGATGCGGTCCTCAAGCCGATTATGGCCGCGTTGTAGCTCGTCAAATCGGCCGTTAAGCCGCGACTCCAGCGAGGTGAGTGATGTTTCCATTCGATCGATCACCGATCGGGAGCGCGCGGGTTCTGACATGGACAAGGCTCCGCGCGGGCCGCCTCGTGACGGCCCGGCGCTCTTTAGGTTGCTGTTGGTTATCGCGCTGTAATGCGGACGCGACCGCCGTTGCCGTTACCGCCGAGGCCGACGTTGGCCCACATGCCGCCGCCGCCGGGATAACTACCCGTCGCGCCGGATGCGGTGACGTTCCCGCCGCCGTTGCCGGCCCCGCCGCCTTGGCCCGACGTGCCCGCCGTGCCCGCCGTGTTGGTCGAGCCGCCCGTTGCCGTGCCGCCCGCGCCGGGGGTCGTGAGGACGGCGCAAACACCGCCGCCGGCTGACATGGTCCCGCCCGTTGCCAGGGTCGTGACGCCGCCGTTTGAGGCGACCTGCGGGATCGACACGTCCTTACCGTTACCGGCCGCGCCGAGTGCGCCGCCAAATGAGGTCGTTCCTGGCGTGACGGTGTAGGTGGTGGTTGAGTACGCGCCGCCGCCACCGCCTTCCGCGCCATCGGCCCCGCCGCCGCCGCCCCATATCTCGACTTGCGCCGATGTGGTTGCGCCAAACGGAATCGTGAACGACCACGCGCCCGCAACTTGAGAATCAAACATCACCGTCCCGGCCGTCACGCCGGAGAGCGTCGATATGATGACCCAGGCGCCGTGAATGCGTAGGTTGAGCGTTGATGTCGCGGTGTTGGTCCACAGCGCGCCGTCATTGACCGTCTGTGTCAATGCCGGGTCGGTCGACTGGTAGAACACCTGATTTTGCGTCGAGCCGATCTGGCCGCCGCCTGACGTGTTGCCGTTCGAACTTGGTCCCGCCAGGGTCGTGCCGGGAACGAACGTGTAGGCCGTGCAGGTCGAGATATCTTGCACGCCGCCGCCAAGAGGGTTGAACGACTGCAGCTTGATATAGACCGTTTTCCCGGCCGTGTTGGCGTTGAACGGTACGACGAACTGCTTGCCGTCAATGCGGACGAACTCGGCGCCGCTGGCGTGCGAGGCGATCGTCGTTCCCATCGCGCCGCGACGCAGACTCGTCAGATTATAGTGATACGAACTCGTCAGGGATGCGGTTTGATACGCGACAAGCTCGCCATCGATCAGGCACAGCGTGACCAGGGCGTCACGGTCGGCCGCCGTGGCGGTCAGCAGTGCGCCCTTTGAGAGTGTCAGATCAACGCCGAGGGTGCTTGTCGTGTCTGGGTCGGCCACCAGCGGCAACGTCGCCGACAGTGTGCCGTACCGCGATGGCGCGAGGATCGTGCCGACGTTCTGGTAATTGGTCCCGTCGAGCGAGGTCCACACGTAGCAGCCGCCCCAGGTCGACGGGGTCGATCCGCAAACCGCAATCCATACCTCTTGCCCGCTTTGCGTCAGTGTCGACGGCGGATTGAATATGTACGGGGTCGCGACGGCAGACGCGGCGACGGCGTAGTTGGGCGTATAGCCGCCGCCGTCTTGGTGCGAATAGATCGGCGGCGACGCGGCGCCGACAGGAACCTCGACCGCCATAATCGTGCGCTCGCCGTCCTCATCGTCATCAATCTGCATGATACGGACGAGAAAATTTGACAGCCCCATACCTGTATCAGTGATCGACAGCAGGTCGGTTTGCTCAAGCAGCGCGTAGTTCCACGGCAGGCTGAAATGATATTGCCCGCGAACGTAGAGCGTCTGTTGCAAAACGATCTGCGCGACATTGGCCGCGATGATCGGATCGCAAATCATGTGAAGCGTTTTCGGGTCCTGCTTGCGCGGGCCGAATTGGGCGATATTGGAGTCGTCTTGACGTGAAGCTATTGCAATGTTGTATTGATTGCTCCGGTCTAGATATTCGACTTGAATTATATTATAGGCGTCTGTCTGGTCAGAAATGTCGACATAGATCGGTGGCTCGCCCTTCGCTTCGACGAAACTATCATCGGTCAGGCTGTAGGCAGGCGTCAGGCTTGGCGCCCACGTCGCGCCGTTGCCGGTGACGCTGTTATCGCCGAGCGGCATGACCTTGAGCAGGCCCTCAGACCAAAAGCAGGCCGAATTGGTCGCGGCCATCATGTCGTCGATGAACGCCGACGCCGTCACCTGAGAGTCGATCACTGGAGACAGCAACAGATTCGCGGCCTGGCAATAGGTCGACCAATTGGTCAGGCTACCGAGCACGCCGGAAGGCCAGCCGGGGACGCCGTCCTTTGTGTCCGTCAGGAAATCAGTCAGGATCACGTCGGGCAGGCAATCAGGCAATGACGAGAAGGTGTAATTGCTCTTGACCTCCATCGATATGTTGGGGGTCGTCGCCGACGATCCGAGCGAATACGACGGGGCGTACAGGTACGCGATTCCGCTGTAGCCGATCGCCTGCGCCGGATAGTTGCTCGTCAGCCAGCCCCACACGGATTGACCAAGCGCGCCGGTCGCGAGCGAAAGCCCGGCCGCGGACACGCTGGTGAAAACGCTGGTGTTGACGTAGACCGTGCCGACAGAGGCGATAGGGCCGGAGCACACGCCAAGAATTAGCGCGGCCGAATAGGTGTAGCCGGTCGTCTGCGATCCGCCGCCTTTGCCGGAGGACGTCTGTTGCGCCTGACTCTGAAATTGGTTGTACCAGAGCAGGTTGACCTTGAGGCGCCCGGTCCCCCAAACCTTCGGGATGACCAGCCCCTGCGATGACGTAGAGACCTGCAGCGCGTTCAGCCGGGTCGGTGTCGTTGAACTGCCGCCACCGCTCATTGCGTGTGCCCCCATAGGGTGAAAAAGCGTCGCGGACGGATCGCGAGGTCTTCGTCGCGTTCCATGTCGCCCAGGTGGACGCCGCCGCCGCGTTGCGAGGCGTGAAGGATCACGGGCGGGTCGATGACGATCGCGCCATGCGAATAGGTCCGGCCGTATTTCCAGATTGCGAAATCGCCGGGGCCGACTTGCTCGCGCGTGATTTCGGTCGCGTATGGCAGCACGAAGGCGAGGAATAGTTCCTCGTCGCGGTGCTCAAACCATTGCGCGGAATAGGTGGGCTGAACGTGCGGAATCAGCCCGGCGGCCTCATACACGGCGGCCGGCAGATTGGCGCAATCAACGCCGACGTCTTTGATTCGTGCGTGATGATGGTACGGCGTGCCCTGCCATGTCATCGCCTCGGCGACGACGGCGGCGCGCTGTTCGGACTCGGTCATAAGCCGGTCTCCGGCGTGGGGATAAACGGCTGGCCGCGGAAATTCAGCGAGTTATCGGAGCCGAATTTCGTCTTGCACGTCGCGAGCGTATGATCGCAGCCGGGCCATGCGGTGAAGGTGTCGCCAACGGCCGGGGCAACGGGGAGCGGGAACGCCAGCGTCATGTTGCCGGATGCGTGGACGTAGCTCGTCGCGGCCCGCTGGACGCCATTGTTTGCGCCGGAGGTGAAAAGGATCACGCCCTGCGAATAGTAGCCGTCAGCGGCCGTCAGGTTCGTGTTGAACGTCGAGATCGTTGGAGATGACGCCGCGACCGCGCCGCTTACCGCGAAGCTGGCCTTGATCAGCCCGCAGTTGACCGAAAACAGCACATTCAAGCACGATGCCTGATACAGGTCCGGTCCCATTTTGACATTGAGTCGCACCATGCCGGACGAAACCGTGAGGGTCGCGGCCGAGCGCGAGACATTTTTGATCGATGTCACGTAGCCCGCGAAGTCAATCAGCGTGCCGGTGATCGGCGATGACCACGACGGCAGGAACGCTTTTTCGAGCTTGAGTTGGGCGCCGTCGAACCCCTTGCCGGCGATGAACGGCAATAGGGGCGTGCCGTTGATCAGATCGGACGAATTGGCCGCCATGGTGATTTCGAGCGTCGAAACCTGCGTGCCGGTTTTGTGCGAGACCTTGCCGCGCTGGAATACCGGCCCGGACAGCCATGTGGCGCCGTTGAACGTCAGGGGTGCGGAATGGCCCGTCCAGCGGATTACACCGCCGCCGGACAGGGTGATCGTATAGAGATCGGCCATAACGAACGGTGCGCCGCTGTTGAGCAGCGCAACGGTCGCCCCGGAATGCCCGGTGGCGTCGATTGGGGTCCGCATTGAGCGTCCTTTTTTAGGGGATTGTGCTTGTGAACTTCAGCCCGGAACCGTTCCAAAGCTGGTTGACGATCTGCGTTAGCGTCAGGTCGTCTTGATCGAACCGGCACAGATAGTAGAAATAACCGGACCACGTCAGAACGGCCGCGTTTGCCGGGGCCGACGTGAAGGTCACGACGCCATTGCCGGTCAGGGTGTAGTCGGTCCCGAGCGTTTTCAGTGTGCCGTTGACGTAGATCAGCGGATCATAGACGCCGCGAACCGGCTCGACCCAGGTATTGATTGACCGGGAAAGCTGGAAAACCGTCGTTGACGCGTTGCCCGTGCCGAACTGTTGGCCCGTGACTTGGTTATCGGTCGGATCGACGTACAGCCATGGCAGATACATGCCTTGAGCCGTGTTGAAAAACTCATAGAACGTCGCGACCTCGTCCAGTGTCGGGCGATGGCGGATGGTTTCGTACTTGAGCGTGAACTGCCAAAGCGGATAGGCGCGAAGGGCGGTGCGGCGCTCCTTGCCTGAAGCGGCTCGTACAACCTTCGTGTTCCACTGCGGGGTCTTGGACATGTCGATTGACTGCCCGGCGAGGAACGGCATGACCGGATAGCCGGAAACGCCGCCCCATATGCCGAGGTCTGCGGTTGAGGTCGTGAACGCCTGCGGCCCGGCGATTGTGCCTTGCTCAAGCTGGAAACCCCAAAGCCGGAGCGTATCGCCAGCCGAGCCGCCGGTGTTTTGCGGATTGACGCCGATCTGCATCGGCAGGGTCGCCGTCGCCGGTAGCGTCGCTGTCCACGAGTAGCGCGTCCACGTCGATGTCGGCGTGAAGGTCAGGTTCGTGAAATTGGCGCCTAGAGCGTCTTGGATCACCAACGAGATCGCGCCGGTCAGCGTGCCGAGCTTCGCCCAAACTGATATGGTGTACGGAACCCCAGTCACGATATTGCCGAGCGACGCCGACTGGTAGACGTAGCAGTTGCCCGTTGCCGTGCGGCTTAGGGTCCAGCCCGTCGAGCCGCCGAGCGGGTCGAGCACGCCCTGAAAAAGCGTACAATTCGTCGGCGCCCACACGCCGTTGGTCAGCGTGTTGCTATAGGTGAGCAGGTTGCCGCGAGGCAGCGACGACATCACGGACGGCGGGATATACGGGGTGATGGTCATTATTTCGGCCCCTGCCCCTGTCGGCTTTTCGCGATGAGCCCTTTGACGATGGCGTCGCCGCCCGGCCCGCGCATGAACGCATCAACGCCCTTTGCGTCGATGGCGCTGATGTTCCACGTGTGGTTGTGGGTATCCCCTCCCCCGCCGCCAGATTGTCCGCCGCTTTGGGAATCGCCGCCCGTGTCAGACAGCATTGAGCGAAGCGGGTTTGCCAATGTTGCCGGTAGCACCATTTCCTCTTGGTGCAGTTGGGTGAGCGGGTTGACACCTGATGGGATATCGTAGCCGCCGGAGGCAGAAGCGAGTGCGCCAAGCCCCTCGACTGCCGCGAATGTCACGACGGCAGCGGCGGCGCCCAACGCGGGGCCAATGATCGGGATGCCAGCCAGCGCGGCGTATGCCCCGGCCGCCGCCCTAATGGCTGCGTTCGTCACCTGCTTAATCGTCGACAGGAAGTCGATGCTCGCGGTTTTCGCGTGCGCCGCCTCATGCGAGGCGACGACCAATTGGTCGCCAGTGACGGCGGCGGCGGTTTTAATGTGCTCGTTGAGAATCCACGCGACGACTTGCTTGTCGATGTTCGCGATGAATTGGTCGAGCATCGTATTCCAGACGCCCAAGATGCCCTGCTGCCAGGTCATTGTCCCTTGAAGCATCCCGCGAATGCCGGTCGACCATGAGTCAACTATGCCGGTGACGTTGGATTTCCAAAGCTGCAGGCGTTGCGCGGCAGACGCCGCGTCAGACGCGGCAATGGTCGCGTTGCCCTGTAGCGTGGCGGCGGCGCGGGCCTTTTCCAGGGCCTCCCACGATGTCTGCTCGTCTCGGGTAGCGGCGATAAATTCCGCTGTACCAGCCGCCGAGTGCTGTTCGATAAAGTCGTCGGTCTCAATGCGTAGCGCGTAGATCGCCTTTGCGGCGTCGTCTTCGGCGCGGACGCGATCGGCAACCAGAGCGACGATTTTGTCGTGCGCCTGTTGGTGCGAGATCAGACCGTCCTTTTCGGACGTCTCAATTGACTTGATTGCCTCGTTGTCGGCCTGGACCCTTGTCGCCAAGGTCTCTTTGATCTTTTCGATTTCTTGGTCGGCGGCAGCCCTCTTGTCCGCCATTGACTGCTGGATGTTCTGGACTTCGACGGCCCGCTCATCCTTGGCGATCTTGAGCGCAATTTGCGACTGTTGCGTTTCGGTCAGGCCGTACTGCTTGGCGTTTTCGAGGACCTTTTGCCAATACGCGATTTCGTCCGCCTGCATGTTGCGGATCATGTCGCCGTGCGCCGATTCCTCCTTGTCAAATTCCTCTGACAGGTCGGTCATCGTGTTATCGGGTTCGGCTTTGGTCTTGGCCGCCTTGGGCTCCTTGGCCGGGTCGTCTCCGGTCGTGCCGGTTCCCTCTTTTGGCAGAGGGGCCTTGGCGGCCGGTCCCCATAGCTTCGCTGACCAATCAGCAAAGTTGATCGTATCGCGGCCAATGCCGGCGATCTGGTCGCCGCCCTCTTTGAAGCCCCTGGCCGCGTCCTGACCCATCTTGCGAGCCATGGCGTCGACGTCAGAGGCAACGCGAGCGAGCCCGTTGCGGGTATCCCGAGCCACGGCCGCCCAATTGAACGACAGCACGTCGCGCGCAACCTGCCCGAACGCATTGAATGCGTCAGACATATTGTGGGCGCCGCCGATAACGAGATCGACGACAACGGCGACTTGACCGCTGAACGCGTCAACGACGGCCATGATACCGCGGAAGGTTGCCTCAATGACCAGGCCAACGGCCGCGACGATCTCGGCGAGCACCTTGAACGCGACCACGAGGCCGGTCATGATTTCCTTGACCGCGCCGCCGGAATTGTAGCTCTGAATGAACGCCTTAATCAGGCCGTTCATGCCGTCGACAACGACCTTGAGGACCGGCGCGAAGGCGTCGGCCATCACGTTGCCAAGCCCGAGGTTGGCGACCTTGCCGGTGTTCATTGACTCCGCGAGCGCAAGACCCTTGGCCGTCGCTTCGTCGCTGACAGCGCCGTAGTCTTGCGTCTGCTTGTTCAGTTCTTCCATTTGATCCTTGGTCAAACCAAGAATCGGGCCGATGCCCTGCACGTTTTTGCCGAACAGTTGCATCGCCAGCGCGACCTTTGCCGGGCCGGCGTCAAGCGTCGAAAACCCCTCAAGGGTCCGCTGCATCAGTTGGGTTTGCGACAGCGATTCGGTCGTCGATATGCCGAGCGTCTTGAACGCCTCGGTTGGGGCCTTCGCGCCCTCTTTCGCGGTCAGGAACGCCTTGTCGAGGCGCATCATGCCGGTGGTGAGGGATTCAAACGGAACCCCGGCGCCGGCCGCCTGCGACTTCATATTTTGGATTTCGGCCGTCGTCAGGCCGAACGTGACCGCCGCGTGATCGGTTGTTTCCGCGGCCTTGGCGATGGCCTCCGAAAACTTGGCGACGGCCTCGACAGCAAACGCCGCAAGCATGGCTTCGCCAATGCCGGACAGCATTTCGCGCATTTCAACGATGGACTCGGCGAGCCCCTTGACCTGCTCGGCAGCCTCGCGCGTTGCGACGGCGGTCTCCTGCATAGACGCGACAGCTTGCGCGCCGAACGACTGGAAACCGGCGCGGGCGGCGGCGACCGTTTCCGATACGCCCTTGACGCCCGCGCTGGTCTCTTTGGTCGCCTCGACAGCCCCGGCAGCGTTGCCGCCGATCGTCAGGGTCGTGCTCATTTCGCCGTCAGTCATGGCGGACCCTTTTCGAGGTTGGGAAGCGTGCGAGGACCGACGACGCCACCCGGCATAGCGCCGAGGTAGTTGGTCAGGTCTTCAAGCGTTTCGAGGCGTTCGGCCTTGCGCGGCTTGTGCTTAACGATGCCGTGCAGCGCGGCGTACGCCATGTAAACGGGCGGCCCGTGCTTGCCCCAGTGGGCGAGCATGGCCCGATAACGGACCATGCCCCACGTGCTTTCGATCTCATTCCAGCCGCCGCAGCCCCCGGCGACTAGCTCGGCGATGATGGCGTCGAAGTTTCCGTCGAAGGGCTCGCCGTCACCGCCGGAACCTCCCCCGGCGCTTCAGCCAGGCCGCTTTCGATCAGCAGCGCATTCATGAACGGCTTGAGTGCGGGGATTTCCGCGCCGGTCAGGCGATTGTCGATGTGGTCGATGCGGTACGCGATGGGATCGCCCGGCGGCTCGTCAGGAAACGGCGTCGCGAGACCAACGGCAATCGTGCCGATGATCGCGTCCATACCCGACACGAAGTCCGGGTTCGTCGTGGCGGGCTCGATGTACTTCCACGCCTTTTTGAGTTTCGCGTAGTTTTCAAGCGACACGGAAACCGTCTCGCCGCCGATGATGATAGAGGCCATTTGATCCTTCGATGTTGGGGGTTAGAAAAACGCTCTTGAGGGCTGATTAGGCGGGTTAATTAGCCCGTCATCGACCACGTAAAGACATTCCCGGAGCCGTCATCCTGGGCGCTCATGTCGAACGTCGGCAAAGTGAAGTCGTCGAGCTTGAGCGGCATGGACAGCTTGCTCGCCTGGACCGCCGGGAAGTAGAGCGACATGGATTTCTTGCCGCCGGTCGCCGCCGAAAAGCTCTCGACAAGCTCGACGCCGAAAATGACGCCGGAGCCGAGAAGCTGATTGGTGTAGGTGATGGTCTGCCCGGTCGACGCCGAGCCGTACGTGTACGAAATTCGCACCGTGTGGGTCGTGTCGGCGGCGGCGAACAGATAGGCGCCGGCGGTGACCGAATACTGCCCGGTCGTCGGACCGGACGCGACGCGCTTGAGATACTTCGCGGCTGTCGAGTCATAGACGCCGAGGTCGGTCGCCCACGTCGCGCTGTTGGTCACGGTTACGGTCCACGGCGTGCCGGGAATCGCCGACGTCTCGTCAACGCTGTTCAGCACTTCGCCGGTTGCTATCGTGCCGCCGAAGAACGTTGCATTGAACAGCGCCGGGTCGATCCGGCCGATGGTGGCCTTGATGTCGGCCTTGCCCTTGCCGCGCGCCTGCTCAAGAGCGAACTGCGCGCCGCCATAGAGCATTTTGAAATCGAACGAAAAATCGACCGTTACGTCCTGAATAGTGGCGAACCGGACGGGGGTCGGATTGGCGCCTTGCGGGATGCCCCACAGGTTGCCGGCGCCGAATGAACTTTGGACCATCTTTAGACCTCCTTGAGGATCGTTGCGGTCAGAGCGGGCAGCGCCGCCTCGACGTGCGCCCAGGAGGCGGCGTCACGCGAAATCGGGCTGTTGCTCATGGAATTGCGGAACCAATCGAACACGGCGTCGGACACGCGGTCGGCGATCGTGACGGGTTGGGCGGTTGCGGGGGCCTCGATAGGGGCCACGGGCGCGTCGTCGCTCACGGGGGCGTATGCCTCCGTGTCGGGAGTGTCGGGCATCTAGCGCCCTCCTGTGTGATGAGATTGTCTGGAAGGGCGGCGACAGAGACGCCGGAGGAGCCGGTTAAATTTCGATTTAGCGGATATTCTCTATTGACGGTTAGCGGGTATCCGTTATGGTGGGGTCATCAGCAACGGAGAGACCGAGATGGCCATCAACATGCAAAGCCCCGCCAAAGCGTGGATTTTACAAGCGCGCGAAAACGCCCCCGACGCCTTTGTCGATGGCGTGAAGTTCCTCTTTAATTGCGAGGAGGCTGAAATTGATGGCGAGGGCGATATCTGGATATCCGGCCCTCAGCGCGGCCATTGGCTGGACGCAGACGATCTTGAGCGCGTGGGGCGCGCTCTCAAGGCGGGAGAAATCTAAATGACCGCGCAGATATCAATCGAATGGACCTATGGACGCCCCGCTACTGGCATTGACGCCGACGAGGCGCGTGCCCGCGAAGCTGCCGAGGCGGTGCTTGACGCGGCTGGCGTCGACTACAGGGCGGCCCAAGCGGAATATCAACGTCAATGGCTAGATATGGACGATGAAGCGCGGATGACCGGCCCGGCGCGAATATGGATCAAGGCGCATCAGGCGGCTGATGTCGCGTTGACTGAGGGCTGGCATAACCCGAGCGGCGCAGCCTGTGAGATTTCCGTTTAATGCCCCGCCCCAAACCCACAATCCCCCGCGTTCAGATCAGCCTCAAGGTCACGCCCACTTTTCTCAAGATGGTCGATGCGGCGCGGGGTAATCTGTCGCGCGCCGCGTATTTGGAACGGTTGGCGTGCGCGAAGCCCCCGCTAGGGAACTAGGATGCGGATCGGGACCCAAAGGAGCGCCTGCCCCTCAAGGTCGCCGTGCTCTTTGGTGATCCGACCGGAGATCGAAACCGAATGGACAAGGCCGCCGAGGGTTTGCGTATAGCCCTCGTCTTCGTTGTCGATCAGCAGGTCCAGCGCGTCGAGCATGGCGTTGGACGTGGTGGCCGGGATCGCGTCTGTGGCGACGCCTGCGTTGTGATAGAACAGCAACGCCGCGCCGAGGGTCTTTTTTGACCGCATGTTTGTGGTCGGAATGTGCGTTTCGTCCGACTCGAATTGGCAAAACGCGGGCCACGTGTTGATGTTGGCGAACGTCTTGACGCGGCGCGAGGCGAAGGCGAACGAACCGCCGCCCGCCCAATTCATGCCGGCGACAAGGTTGAATAGCGCCTGATAGATTGGCTCTCGGTTCATTGTTCAGGCTCCGAGCGGCGCGCGTATGCCGGCCATGACGGATTGCTTCAGGTCTTCGCCTATGGCCTCGCGCAGATCGGCAAGGCCGGAGCGCATAAAGGACCGCTCTTTGAAATTGACCGTGTAGGGCGTGCCGGTCATGCGCTGCGTGCCGTCTTTGGCGCGGTACAGATGAGCGGGGCGCTTGAGGTTGCGCCGGACCATTTCGACGGTCATTCCGTATTCGTGGGCGGCGGCGTAGTGGACGACATCACTTGATGACGCGACCGTGCCGACGACTGAATCGGCCTCGGTATTCGGGCCGCCGGTTACGATCGACGTCGACAGCTTGCCGGAGCGATGGTGAAGGGCCTGCCCCTCAAGTTTGTCCGCCTTGATGTGCTGTTGCAGGCCGATAATCGACCGCTCGACGGCGCGGTAAAGATACTCGCGAACCGAGCCCGGCATGGCCTCCAGCGCGGCGATCAATTCCTTGTCGCCCGTCAGCGTGACGTTGAACATCAGAGTTGCGCGACCCGGCGATGCGGCGCGAGCATCATCTTGGCCGCGTTGTTCAGCGGCAGCGCGGAATAGCCTGTCGTCTCTTGGCCGCCGAGCGTCTGCGTCGACATGCCGATGCGGGCCATCCGCTTGTAAGCCTCGCCGACGATCTCAATCACGACCTGCTCAAGGTCATAGGGAATCGTGCCGTAGGTGATGAGGATCGCGGCCCCGACGTCCGACGCGTTGAATTGATAGTTGCCGGCCGTGACGGCGTATTGCCCAGCAGCGGGCGCTCCGGTGACGAGCGTCAGCGCCACGCCAGATGTGGCGTAGGTAACGCCGACGTCTGTCAGCCACGTCCGAAGGGGCTGCACGGCCGGGGCGGCCGTGTGTGCCTCGCCAGAGACTTGATGGCCCGCCCAATACGACACCAGGACGTTCAGCCGGCCACGCGAATAGGTGTCGTCCGTGAGCGTAATCCGGCCGACCGTGTGCAGAGAATTGTCCAGTAAATAACCGCCGGTCGGCGGATTGCCGGTCGCCTGCGTCGTGACGGTGACGCCGTCGTATTGGATCGACACGACCGACGAAACGGGTCCGTGGCGAACCATCAGCGTGTCGCCGCCCGGCCCGTCGTACCGCTCCGTAATCAGCGTTGAGCCGATATACGGGCGGGACAGGTAGGCTTTGACGGTGGAGCTTGCGGCGGAAACCAGGCGACCAAGCAGCGCGTCGTTGGTGTTGCCCATCGATGTGCCGCCGCCGGCCGCGAGCCATAGCTTGACGTTGCCGACGCTGGTCAGATCACCCGTTGCCATCGGTTATTCTCCTGCGGGGGGTGCGTGCTCGGGTTCCGGCTCAACGTCGACCGGCGGTTCCGGTTCAGGCTCCGGTGTGGCTTCCGCTTCCGGTTCCGGTTCGGGTGGCGTGAGATCATCGCCGTCAACGACCTCGACGGGCGCAAACCCATGTGAGGCAAGCCCGGCCGCCGCTTCGTCGGGCACAATCACAGTGCCGTCCGATCCGATGACGTAGGCGACGCCGCCGAATGACAGCGATCCGGTTCCGTCCGTCGCGATGGTGTCGGGCGCCGATAGCCGCACATAGCCGAACGGCGGGGCGTCATCGGCGTCGGCCGTGAAGCCCGCGACCGACAGAAGGGACGCGAAATCGGACTCGGTCGGCACAATCACGCCGTCCGCGTCCGCGGTGTAGAGATTGGGGCCGACGTTGGCCTCGGTCGTGCCTGCGGGCACGTGTAGGCGTCTGCGCGATCTGGTCATGCTGATCTTTCGGATTGGAGGAAAGGGGCGGTGGCGGCCCCGTCAGGAGCCGCCGCAACCTTGATCAGCCGTTTGCGATGTTCGTGATGACGCCGAGCGCAAACGGGGCGTAAATCGCGAGGGTTTCCTCGGAATACACGCCCACCATGTCGGCGCGGGTCGTGACCGGCCAGTCGATCTGATAATAGTCCCGACGCGTCTTGATCTCGGCGACGTGCGGCACTTCGTTCGACTGATACTGGATCGGCAGATCGGCGGCGTAACCGAGGATCGTGCCGGCCGGCATGTTCGGGTGAATCCGAACGGGAATCCGCTTCCCGCCGTTGAGGAACGGGTTGAAGTAGAAGTCCACCATGCCGCCCGCGGTCATGTGGTATTCTCCTTGACCGGGGTCTTGGCGATACGACAGAAGCGAGGCGTTGGACGAGCCGGTAAGGACTCGGCTGGTGATGTTCTTCATTTCCTGCGAGTTGACCCAAAGTTCAGTAACGGAAACCTGATTTTGGTCCCACATGGCCTGGAGCATCGTGTCGATTTCGACGCAGGAGCCCTTGTTCGACGCCGTCAGGACAGTGCCGGTGCCGACAGTGCCGGTCGCCAGGCTGTTGACGTAGGCGCCGCTGCCGGCCTTGAGCGCGGTCGTCAGCAGGCCGTTGAACGCGGTCGTGTTGGTCGAGGTGTCGGCGGTGATGGCGGATGCGTTCTGGTTGCCGGTCGAAATCGGGGTCGAGAACACGGTCGAGTTGATCGTAGTGATCCGCTGCAGGGTCTCGGCGCCGATCGTGGCTCCGACATACCATGCGTATGCGACCGCGCCCTGAATGGCCGCGACAGACACGTTCAGGCTTTGACCCGAGGTGACGATCTGCGACGCTTGCGCCGATTTCATCGACGAGCCGCCGTTGATCGTGAACGTCTTGCCGTCCGCGCCCGTGATGGTCTTGCTAACCGCAACACCGCCAGCAATGGACGAGTTCTTATAGCCTTCGCCGGTCAGCGCGACGCAGATCACCGAGTAACCGGGCGAGGTTTGCGCGGCCAGGGTGGAACCGGCGAGGGTCGGCGCGGTCGTGGTGACGGTGCCGACGGTGCCGAGCGGGGCGCTGTTATTGCCGAACAGGACGGCCATTTCTTCCTTCAGCATCATCTTTTGCAGAAGGCGGGTCGTCATGGTCGCGCGGAGGTCTTCAAACGTCCGGCCAGCCGCGATGGCTTCCCAGGTCGCCTGGTCTTCTTCACCGATCGTCGAGTAAGACGCGGAGGCGTTGGAGGTGGTGTAGCTCATCTGGCCGGCGCGCTGGCCTTCAGGAACCCAGCCGGAGGCGTCGTAGCCGGACCCGGTGATGGCCGACACGACGCGCCAGTTGGCGGCCGTACCGATACCGCCGGACACGCGCGGCAGGCTCTTGATGATCGGCGTATTGACCGGATAGAGGTTTTTCGCGGGGGCCTGCAGGTCATACGCAACCAGGCCGGAGCCGGTCGTGATGGCCTTTTCGATGCGATCCGGGCGAACGCCGGCCATCGCCATGATTTCGCGCGAAACGTCTTCGCTGGGGGCCTCAAGGGCGGTCATGACCGCCTTTTGAATGTCGTCTTTGGAAAGGATTTGATTCATGGTTTGTTCCCTTCTGGGAGCAATAAAAAAGGCCGCCGAAGCGACCCGTAACGACGACCCGTTAGGGTCGATGGCGGTGGTTGGGGGTTAGGCGCGGCCGTTGATGCGGACGGGCCGTTCAAGCGCGATGCGAAGTTGCATGTCGCCGAGTTCGGCGGGCGTCATTTTCGAGATCATCTCGACGACGTCCGACTTGGTGAGCGTTTCGGTGTCGCCGGTTACGCCGGTGACGTCGGCCGCCTTGTTGGTGACAGTCAGGCCGGCGGGAACGGTGACGACGCCCTTTGCCGGCGCGGCGGTGTTTTCGACCGCTTCGAGGCGCTTGCGGAGGTCCGCGTTGTCCTCGGTGAGCTTATCGATGGCCGCCGTCGCCTTGGTGATCACATCGTCCAGGCGCGCAGCCTTGGCGAGATCATCGGCGGATTCGGCCTTGTCCGNCGCGGTCGGCATATACTGTTTGCAAACGGCGCCGAGTTCGACGGACGCGTCATGCACGCCTTGAATTTTCTTCGCGTCGCCCTTGCTGTTACGCGCGCCGGCCTTTTCAAGCAGATCGGCGTCGGCCTTGATCAGGTCGACCACCTTCTCGGCATAGGCGACGTCATCGGAGACGATGGTCGGCGAGATCAGCGCGACGGCGGCCGGTAGGCCCGCGAGCAATTCCGCGACCTCCTCGCTCGCCATGGCGACCAGGGTCGCACCAAGCGCGTTGACGCTGGCGGCGAGTTGCGCCGGGATTGGCGAGGAATCGCCCTCGGCTTCGGTTTCCCATGCGGTTGACCGCTGGATGCTCGCCACGTCCTCAAGCACACGCGCCAGCCAGGAGACGGTATAGAGCCCCTTATACAGCGGGTCGTCGCTTGGCGGTTGCGCGGCGATGACGGATAGGCCCTTGGCGAAGTCCTCAAGCCCCGGCGTGATCTGTGCGGGCGGCCCCTTGGGCTCGACAATCGGCTCGACGGCCTTGGCGATAGACGCCTCAAGCGCGGCGACCAAGTCGACCGGATCGGACTCGTCAGCTTTGACGATCTCGTCAACCGGCTCGGCGACAACGTCGGCAACGACGTCGTCAGCTTTGGCGACTTCCTCGACGGTCGGATCAGCGGCGGTTTCGTCGGCGACGGCCTCCGGGGNGATATGTTCGGCAATCAGCAGGGCGCGCGACTTGACGAGGAAGTCGTTGCGACGGCCAGGCTTACCGGCTTCGGTCGCCAGCGCCTCGGCCTTCGCGAATACGTCTTCTTTGGCGGGCGCCCAAGGCGTGATTTCGGTGGTCATGGGTTCGTGTTCCTCCGTGGCGGCGTCGGCCTTCCACAAGTCGATGGTGGCGTCGGGGTCGCACGGGCGGTCCACGAGGCTGATTTCGTTGAGTTTGAGCTTGGTGATGACGTTGCGGTCGGTCGGGTCTCGCCCGAGCACCTTGCCGCCAATCGAAAACCCGCGATAAACGCCGGTCTGGACCTTCTTGATCGCGTCGGTGTCGACAACCAGGGCCTCGATGCGCGTGATGCCGTCATCGTCGACTTGGGCGTCGAGCACGGTCCCGGCAGCCGATAGTTGGTGCATGGACCGCAGCGCGGGAAACCGCTCGTAATCGGGCAGCGCGGCCTTCATCGCACTCGACAGGACCGTCTCACCGACCGAGTCGGGCTTTCCGGTCCCGGCGATGCCAAAGACCTTGATAGTGCCGTCCGGCTGGTCTTCGGTCTTCGTGATCTCGCCGAACTGACGGAATGAGGACAGCGCCCCGCCGCCGAAACCCTTTTGGATGTCGGTCATGGTGTAGTCTCCAGGGTCGCGCCGAGGCGCTGTCGATAGGCTTAGTGGGCGGTTGTCGCGGGCCAGCCGACCTTGGCGGCGATCAGCGCAAGGATGCCCTGCACAGCGCCGGTTTCGGCGGCCTTGAGCTTGTCGAACAGCGCGACCGCCGCGGCCTCGCCATCGGACACGAGGCGACCGAGTTCATTGGCGAACGCGGTTTCGAGCGCGGCGATGTCGCCCTTTTCAACGTCGGCGATGACGGTTGCGACAAGGCTTTCCATCTGCGTCAGTTCGCTGCCGAGGAAGGTCGTCACGGCGGACTTGAAGTAGCCCCAAACTGCAGCGGCTTCGTCCTCAGCCCATTTCACGGCGTCGCCGATGTCGGTCTTGATGGTGTCGAAGATGCTCATTTGGCGGTTCCTTTTGTGGGGGCGTTTGAGGCGAGGCAGGCGCGGTTGGCCGCGCGCATCGCGCCGTAATCGGTGATGAAAAGCAGCACGGGGTCGGCAGGCTTGAACGTCGCGAGTTCGGCGCTGACGGCCTGCTCCTGGGCGAGCGTGTAAGCCGCCATCGGTAGGCAGGCTTGCTGGACCGCGATGGTCGGCGGAGCAAGCGTGCCGTCGCAACCGGACAGCAAGATCAACGCCAAGGCGGCAATGGGTTTCAGCATGTCAGAACGCCCCTGCGTCAAGCGCCGCCACGACAGCGGCTTGCGTCTTGGGTGCGTCGGCCTCGGCATTCGCTATCGCCGCCTCGACCTTGACGGCCACGGCTGTTTCAGCAGCCGCCTGGGCAACCGCTCCGGCGCGTTGATCCGATCGCCGCTGAAAGAACGCCATCAGGCCGGAGAACAGGTTTGCTACCCCGCTCAGGAGGCCGAAAATCGCCATCATGTGGAGATGCCTTTTCGCATTACGTGAACGTATGCGGTCCAAAGCGCGCCGAGCGCGCCCAGGGCGCCGATGGGAATGCCGGCCAGAAATCCAAGGCCGGCGAGGATCATTTGCCGGAGGGCACGGCCGGCGCCGCAATGGCCGCGGCCAGTCGCGTGCGGCGAAATTTCGCGGCGGCGTATGTCCACACGCAGGAGACCGCGAACATGGCGATGGCGACGCCGCCGGCCACGAACTGCGTTGATTGGTCGCCGCTAAAAAAGCCCGCCGTCCCGAGCGACGCAGCCAGGGTCGTGAGGCCCTTTTGAGCAAAATCGTGGACCAGCGTCTCAACGATCGGGGGGGGCGCCGAGGGGGCCGTAACCGTGTCGGTCATTGTGAAATCCTTTTTTGTCTTGACAGCCGTGCGCCTTTGGCGCAAAAGGCGGTGTCCTATGGTGGGGGGTCCACTTTGGGCCGTTGCCTGGCGGTTTCGGGCGGCGATTGACGCACCCAAAAACCGCGCATTCCGCGCTCACAAGCAAAGGACGACGAAATGAAACTGAAACTTGCGGCCGTTGCCGCGTTGGCGCTCACGGCCCTGACTGGACCGGCAAGCGCCTTTGTGTTCGCCCCGGTGGGCACGTCAGGAACGGCCCACGGGTATGTCAATCTGTTCGGGCCGCCGCCGCATATTGGCTGTACGTTCGACGTGCACTGGACCGTTGACGGCTCGGGCAACCTGAGCATCACCAGCGCGGTCACGAGCGGCAATTCGATTTGCGCCGCGACCAAGGCGGCCGGCCTGCCGTGGTCCGCTACGGCCACGCACGCAAGGCGGGCGGTCGTTAGCGGGGTCGATTTCGTTATCCCCGGCGTCACGCCGTGCGGCCCCGGATCGGAGGTGCTCGCTATCCTTGGGAGCGCCGTCCGGCTTGAGGAAACTCAGATATCGTCGACCTGCCGCGTGTGGGGCTCGGTGCAATCAACCCCGGCCTTGACCATCACGCACTAACAATGAAACGGCTGTGACGGCGGCGGGCCGCTCATGAGGTTGGGAAATGCCGGCACTGTCGGCCCACCCGAATAGGCGGCCCCCGTGACGCCAATATAGGCGAGATACCAAAGGGCGCTTGGGCGAAGTGTTCCGTCCGTGTTGAGAAGCGCCCGCGCCGCTGGGTAGTTGCCGACGCTCTCCTGATTCCATTCCTCGCAATACGCCGCGTTGATCTGCGTGCAGGTTTGCGCGGCCCTGACCATGTCGTAAGCGGACAGGCTGTATGGCGCCCACTCGCCAATCATCGGCTGCTTGCCGGTGACGGACGTTGCCCAAAGCAAGGCGGGCGCCTCTACCGTCCAGTCGAGCGCGTAGTTGTGAAAGTTGGTGTACGCGACGCCTGACGTCGCCTCATCTTGTAGGATGCCAATTACGCGCATCATCATGTTCGTCTGGTTGCTGCTCAGGAGCGGCGTGATCGGCGAGCATACCGTCGACAGCCGCGTCGAGAGTTTGGCCTGGCCGAGCGACTTAACGAAGCCGCCTTGCTGGTACTTGTCCGCCTCTATCTGACATAAGAGGAGCGTCGCGCAATTGCTGCAGACGCCGACCGTGCAGCCGGTCTCAAGCGTGTACCAATAGGTGATTTCAATCCCGAGCGTCGTAATGCCGGAGCCCGCTACGGGAATGCCGCGCGCTGACGCAACGGTGACCGTGTCGTGTAGGACCGGGAAGTACCACCATGCGGTCGGTCCGCCGTCGTAAGCGGTGTTGCCGCTCCACGACAGGCTGTTCGGACATGACGCCTGATCAATCCCCGGCACGCCGTTACAGTTCGACGACGATCCGCCGTTCTGTTCGTTTCCGACCGAGATCAGGACCGGCGCGTTCATGCCCGCCGCGGCGATCTGCGTGTCGAGCATGTAGGCGAGGTCGTCGCGAAACCATTGATTCCCGGAGGGGCACGACGTCGCCGACGTGCAACCGATCTCCGGCGTCTCGCTCGATTTGCCGTTGACGCCGTTGTAAATGTTAAGCTCAATCGGGATACCGGCCGCCGACATGGCTTGGTACAGATTGCCGGAGGTTAGAACGCCGGTGTTGGTCGGCGCACTGATATATTGCGTGACGGGTGACGAGACCGTGATCGTCGAGCCGGCCTTGCCAGCAATGGTCGCGCATGACGGGTAGGCGGGCAAGAGGTCCATCGTTACCGAATCGCCAGTCGTAAACCCGCTGCCGGACTGGAGCGTGATGTCTACGCCGTCGACGATCGGGTCGACCGATGCGGCCGGAACCGTGATCTTGGCCCCTGCGGCCTTGGCGGCGGCAAGCGACGGATAGCAGCCATCAGCGATCGGGTGCGGCACGCTGGCGCGGACGCGGTATATGCCCGCGTGTAGCCATTGAGCATTCACGACCGCCTGGGCGACGGAATTGCACGGTGGGGAGTTGGGCGTGCAGTTCAGGCCCCAGATTACGGCATTCGCGGCGAAGGGCGTCATGGCGATGGCCGTGACGAGCGCAAGCAACCCGGCTGACTTCATTTGGTTGGCTCCCGCGTCAATTCGAAAAGCACCTGACGTAGATCACGTCGGTAGCGCCTGGGTTGGTCGCGACGCCGGCGGCCGTGTAGTACGTCAGGACGGCCGTGTTGGTGCTTCCACCCGTCTGGTGAAACCATGTCGCCGGAGTGGTGAAATCATACCCGTCGCAAATGTACATATTGGCCGCTGGGTTCGGGAATGTGAGCGTGATCGAGGTCGCCGCCGCCGACGAGGCGAGCAAAATCTTCTCGGTCACAGACCCGTTGCTCGCGGGATATGTACATGTCGGCGATCCCGTCCCGGCCTCCGCGCAGGTGGTTAGCGCCGTGCCGCTGCCAACGCCCAAGCCGTTGAACTCCAGATCACCAGAACTGCTGAAGTTGACCTTGCCGGTACTGAAGGTTTGCTTGTTAGCGGTCCACGTATTAGCGAGCGCTATTCCTGGTATTGTTGCCGACACTGACGGCATCTGGTAGACAGCAGCGTTCGTGCCGTTTAGCGTTGCGGTAACGGAGCCAAACGTCCATCCGTTGAGCGTCGTTGCGGTCGCCGCGCCCAACACTGGCGTGGCGAAGGTCGGCGACGTCGTGCCCGCCGGGCCTCCGGTTCCCGATGATGCGCCTGCCAGAAGCGTTGCAACGCCGGTCCCCGGCGTTACGGTGGCGAGGCCGCCGAATGACACGCCGTTGGTCTTGGTGACGGTCACGGCGCCCGCGCTGGAAAGTGTCACGTCGCCAGAAACCGTTTGATTGGCAAACGCCGTGCCGCCCGCGTTGCCGACGAGAACCTGGCCGGCGCTCGGTGTGGACGTCATGCCCAACGGCATTTGAGCGGCGCCGAGCGTGCCCGTCAGATTCCCGGCCGATGTGCCTGTCGCGAAATAACCGAAGGACGGCAGCGCGACGCCGGAGTCCTGAATCGCGCCGGTCGAGCCGATGTTTACGATATCGCCGGCCGTGCCGGTAAACGACGCGGACGCCTGCCATTTGGTCCCGCCGAAGTTCGCGAAGACGACCGACTGGCCGGGGCATACCTTAATGCTGACGCCGAATCCCAGGTTGTTGATCTGGTCTCCTGTCGACGCCGTGCCTGTCGGAAATACCGCCATGCAGGCAGCGCCCGCGTCGGCGACGATTTCGATCTGGCCGGCAGTCGCCGCGGGGAGTTTGACGCTATCGCCGGTCGACGCCACGGTGCTGACCCAGCTAACGACGGTCGTCAGTTGCGTGGCCGATGCCTGGCCGCCGCCCGCGAATGCGGTGATGCCAGACGACGACGTGAACATCTGCGTCAGGCCGAATTGCGGATTGGTTGCGGGCGCGAATCCTGTAACCGAAAGTATGCCGCCGGACGACAGCAGACCCGAGCCGATGGTCAGCGCGCCGAACGCACCTGACCCGGCATTGATCTGCAATTGCCCGGACGTGCCCGCCGCGCTCGTCTGGCCGAAGTTATAGCCTTGCGCGAGCGCCCCGGACGACAACGCAATCAGCGCCGCCGCCAGCCATATCGACCTAAGTGATTTCATGTTCAAAGTTGCTTTACCGTGATGAATACGACACCCGTGGCGGCGGTAAACGTCCCTGCCGTGGCGCTGGTGCTCACACACACGGCGACGCCCGTCGTGGCGTATGTCGGGAAAAAGTCAGTCATCGCCACAAAGCCTGTCGGCCCTACGGGAATCGGCGGGGCAAGCAACGGATTCGCGTTTCCCGTCGCGCCGAAAACCGTGCCGTTGATCGGTGTCGCGGCGACGTCAACCAGATAGACGAACGTCGCGCCGGGCGCATAGACAGCCCATGAGAACGCGCTGCCGGTGACGGCCTTGGCGATATTGCACGCCCCGGTGATGGTGCTTACCGGAGCAATCGCGTTTTGTGCCTGGCCGCTCGGTGACGGCGTGTAGGCGGTCGACCCGTCAACGGTGACGTGCTGCGATGAAGGAAAGTTCGTGATGTTGACCGGCTGTCCGGCGGCATTCGCGTTGGCCGCGTAGCACGCGGAGCCGACAACGGCGGCGGTTATGGCGAGCAGGCCGAGTGTTTTCAAAATGGTCATTTGAAGAAATACGCCCATATAGTGCCGAGGCTGGTTTGCAGGGCGGCGGTCAAGGTGGTGACGGCCGTCCCGCTGAACGTCACGGCGGGCTGGCCCGCATAGATCGGTGCCCCTTCGGTCGACGTCGCGGTATTGACGCTGTCGGTTGACCATCGCGCGTCGCCATTCTCAACAACAAGTTGCACGATGGTCGCCGTTGACGGAACATCGGCCGCGACATTGAACGGGCTGGTTCCCGTGTATTTCTTGCGCGGGTTGACTGGCGTCATTGGCGTTGTTCCTCCCGATCCGCCCGATCCGGCGGGGCCGGCAGGACCCATCGGGCCGCTCGCCGCATAGATGATTGCGTATCCGGCCGCGCCCTGGACGACGTTCACGCCGGACGCCTGAACGATGTTGATCGTCATGCGTAGAGCCCCGCGATGATCTGGACTTGGCCGCGGAGGATGATGGTTTCGATCGACGTTGCCGTGACCGTCTGCCGTAGCTCAAAGTCGTACAGACCCGGCGGCAATTGAGCCATCGTGGCGCGAGGGACCGTGATGTTGACCGAGTTCGCTGAAACGGTCAGCGTCGATGCGGCCGTCGTCAGGTGCGCCAACGCGCCGGACCAGCCGACCGGAGCGAGGCTCATGTCGAGCGTGCTGCCCGCGAAACTGACCGGCGTCGCGTTGGCCGACGTGATCACCGTCGCGGAGGTGTAGACCTGCCCGGCAATCGCGACCCAAAACGTCAGGGGTTGCTCGTACCAATCGGCGTTGGTGTACGCGACGAGCGGAGTCGTGAGATAGGGCGCTGCGGCCATGGCGAACACCCTTCGTGTGATTGATTCACGGGCTTCCACCGTGATGCCGCGCTTCTTTAGGGGGCGCGTCTGCGACCGCGTCCGGCCGCCCCAGCGCAACGCCGTTTCAGGCGCGCGTCGTCACGCCCCGAGGGACGTGCGGGTGTCTTACGAAATGGTCCGCCAATACAGCGTGATCGTGCCGGTCAGAATCGCGGCGGCGTCTCCACCGGCCGGCCAGGTGGCGGCGGCGTTGAAGTAAACGGTTCGCGCGCCGCCGACGTCGGCGGCATATGCCGCCTGGCCGGTTGATACGGTGGGCGTGCCCGTGCAATTCGCGGCGGACACCGACGCCAAGATATTCGCCTTTGTGCCGGTCAGGGTTGCGAGCGCGGCGGCGCCGATGATGGAACCCACGCCAACGGCGGGGACGGACGCGTTGATATTGCCCTGCGTCTGCGTAATGCCGACGTTGATCTGCGCGGCCGTGAACCACTGCGCGCCGGGCGGGAGCGTATAAACCAGCACCCCAACCTGGAGCGCCGCGCCGCCGGCAATGGCGGGGAGAACCGCGCCCGGCCCAAACGTCAATACCGTGGTGTGGTCATGTCCGACGCCGTACTCGACGGCGGTCACGTTTGGGCCGGGCGTGCCGACCTTGTAGGCGTTCGACACGACCACGCAGCCGTCCGCGATCAGGTCCGGTAGATCATAGCCGGACGTCGGGACGCCGGTAATCAGGCCCGACGCGTTGGGCGTGTAGGTCGCGCCGCGCGTGCTGTAGGTCGTCGCCGCGCTGGGGGCGAAAAGCGTCATCGTTGCCATGTGCGGCTCCGTTTGTTTTGTGGTTGCGGTTCGCCGCTATTCGTCGTCGGTTTCGGTTTCGTCGCCGTCAGGGGCCACGAAGACGCTGTTCATCGTGCAGTTGCAGTTCGGGTGCGCTGTCGGGCAGTCGTCGCCACTTGAGAACGGCTGATCTACGTCGATCGGCCCCTCGGCTTCATTGCCCGCGCATTCGTCGCAACACGTGTCTTCGCCGTTCGTCACCCAATACTTTTGCAGGCCGATGCCGTGCGAGACGGCTTGGCGGTACGCTTCAAGCACGCCCTGCGAGTTGGCGTTCTTGATCTCCGTCTCGGCGATCAGCTTCGCGCGTTCGGGTGAGAACGCCTGGCTGGCCTGGATATCGTCGGCGATCTGCGGGCCGGTCTTGGCGTCGTTCAGCCCGTCGACGATCGTTTGACGGATCGCGTTGCGCGTCGAGTCCATGATGCCTTTCGGCGATCCTGTCGCGACAAGCTCGGCGCCGCGCTGGTTGGCGTACGCAACGGCGCGAGCGTGGACTTGGCCTAGCAGTTCGTCGGACGCGGACGCGCCGACTTGAGCCAGGCCGGCCGTCGCCGAATCAATCACGACCTCGGTCAGGTCAGCCATGAAGTCGTCAATGGCTTCGTTGAGGCCGTCGAGACCGGCGGACGCGGCGAGCTTTTCGGCAAGCGCGATGTTCGCGGCCAGGGTGTCGGCGTCAGACGCCTTGGCGAGGCCGCGAATGGATCGCGACACATGCACGGCTACGTCATCGCCGACAGCCTGTAGGACCGTCGTGAACGTCTTGGTGAGCGCCTTGATTGCGCGACGCGGAACGGGCCGGTCGACGTCGATTTCCGGCTTTGCCGATTTCTCTAGCTTCTCGGTCGCCGAAGCGGTATCTTTACCGCCATGACCAGACGTTTTCGCATTCCCGGCCTTTCCGTTCGCAGCCTGCTTTGGCGTGCCCTTCGATGGCTTAGGCGGGCCGCCTGACGGGATTGTCGGGTCGACCGGCACGTTGTCGCCAGGGTGCATCATGATCGGCGCTGGCGGCGGCTCCGGTGGTTCAATGCCCTGCTCTATGAGCACGATGCCTGTCGCGGTGATCACGGCCGGCTTGTCGCCTATTCCGTTCGGATACGCAGCGTCGCCGCGCCGGTCGCGAACCTCATCCCACGTCCGCGAGCCGTTACGCAGATCGCGGTCGTCCATTTCGGACTGCAGGTTCGGATCGATGTCGGTGTCATCATCCCACGCCCACTCGTGATCCGCGATGCCGAAGTCCTCAAGCATCACGCGATCAGCGAGGCGCTTGAACCACAGCTTCAGCGGGAGCAGGCCCTCTTGCTGGGCGCGCTCTTTGTCGGTTTCGGCCGTCGAGCGATTCATCGCCTTTATGAACGGCGTCGGCGGCAACGAGAACGCAAAGCACGCGATGCGGTAAAGCCACTCGTCAAAGTCGTCTTTGAGCGGCGAGTCCTTGAACGCCTGATACTTGGCGCCGTTGGGCATCATCAGCAGCTTGGCTTGCGCGGCCTGCGATCCACCAATGCGGTCGTCAAGCATCGCCTGGAATGTAACCAGTTGCTCGGCCGTCCAGCCATCAGGGCCGGTGATAAATCCGGCCGGCGTGTTTCCCTCGGTGAAATAGGCAAGCTGCGCGGCCTGGCGACGCATCGTCGTGTTGATCGTGACGACGATCTGCTCAACCGGCGAGAGGCCGTAATTGTGCCCTGGGCGCGGATTGCGCGGCGCATAGATCAGGTCCGCGTTGGTCATATTGACCCACGGGCGGCCCTTGATGACCTGTTGGTATGCGACGTCGAACCGTCCGCGAGGCCGGCGCCCGGTGGCGTCGACCATCGGGTGAATCGTATCGCCCGGCAGCACGTCGAGGCCAAGCAGTTTTCCAGCGCCACCGAATCCGCCGCCGAGCGTGCGACGACGCTCCAGCGCCGGCCAGTCGCCGACAAGCAGGTCCTCAAGCAGGGTGCGGAGCCATGTGGCGAAGTCGAGATTTCCGTCCGGGCGTTCCCAGAACGCCGTCATAGCGGCGATCTTGGTCTCGTTGCCCTTCGGCGCCGGCTTGCCCTGGACCTTCTTGCCCTTCGGCACGATCGTCCACGACAGGGCCTCCATCTGGTCTTTGCGGGTTTCGATGCAAAGCCGGATCGCCTCGATATTGGCGTACGCCCGCAGCGCGGCGGGTGTCGTCTCATACGCGCGGGGCGTGATGATCGTATTAACCGAGACCGGGAAGTCCCAGACGCGCGGCGGCTGATTGCCTTGCGGGACAAGCGGATCGCCAGGGCCGAACACGGTGTTTGATGGCGATAGAGTCGCGGCGACGTCCAGTTTCGTGCGGGTCGCGCCGTCCGAGTCAGTGAGCGCCATCAGGTCGTCTCCGCACGCACAGAGGCGAGGTAAAAAGGGGCGTTCATGCGTTCGTCAAGGTGAGCGCGGATGATACCCAGGTCGAGGGTGGCGAGCATCTGCAGGGCCTGCATCATGCGGACGCCATCACCGGGGCGTGTGTGCTCATCCGTGCCAACGATGAATCCAGCGATCCGTGTTCCGGGCGCGTGGACGATTGGCAGATCAGCCGGGGCGGCGGCAAGCAGCGCGAGGCGGCCAACCCAACGCATAGCCTCGTGCGTGGTCATGGGTTCGGCCGCTACGTGTGTGACCTGACCCATGACCGATATCCTTGGTGAGTTCGTCGGCGATTAAGCGGCGCGGGGCATGACAAGCGAGGGCGGCTTGACGATGTTCGATTGCGGCGCGGCGTGACCGCCCGTTGGTCGTATCGCCAGCGTGTGCCCCTCGGTGAGATAGAACGTCGTCGCGACCCACGGCTCAAGCGGCCCGCCGGTTGCGACCTGCTCACCCATGACACGGTTGACGATCATCGCCTCGGCGTTTTCGCCGTGAGGGTGGACCGTGACTTCGATGGTCATGTTTGGATGACCCCGCTCGGTCGTTCCGTGATTTCCTCGACCGTGATGCGGTTGCCGGTCCAAATGTGGACGGTGCGCTCGGGGCCAAGCGGCTCCAGCACGGACGAGTGAGAGCGCGCCCAGCCGTCCGGGCCTTTTGTCTCGTGGGTGATTTCGACCATGTGGTTGGCCGGGCGGATCGTGATTGCGGTGGTCAATGCAGCGTCTCCGATGCCATCGCGGCGTTAATCGCGTCAGCACGGCATTCGTCGCACAGCGGCCCCTCAACGGCGTCAAACCAGCCATCGGCGACAGCGTGTGCAGCCGCGGCCTTCTTCGTGCCGAGGTCGAGCTCCCGGACGATGTGCTCGACCATGCCGTGAGCGTCTTCGCGGTCGAAGTCCTGGCCGTCGTCATCAATGACGGACTCGACCATTTCAGCGAGTTCTTGCGAGGTAAGGCAAACCTCGCGGCCCGGCATGTGAATCACGACGGTCTCGCCGCCGTCTTCCATCGTCACGTCATATTCGGGCTCCGGCACGCTGGCGTAAAATGCCTGTTCGATGAAATCATCAAACTCGCCTGGGGCCATTTGGAGTGCAAACCGAGCAAGCCCGATCGACCTGATCAAGACCGTGACCGTCCCGTCGTCGTTTCGAACGGCTCTGAGCGTGCCGCAGTCCGTCGATGCGATTTCGTCGCGGGGCATGTGATCAGGTTCCTTGTGTGGGGTAAGACGTGATGGTCAGGTCGACCACGTTGGCGATCATTTCCGCGCCGCCGAGCCATCGGACAACACAACGCGTGCCGTGACCCCAGACCGCTTGAACGTGGCCGGTGTCGCGGTCGGCGGGGTGGAGCTTTGTGATGACGACGTTACAGCCGACCTCAATCGGTCTTCGGTGCCCGTGCATCACGTCTCCTGTTTGAGTGCCGCTTGTTCGCGCGCCCATTCCATTGAGCCAGGCGCGTAGTAAGGCTTGTCGATGGTCGGTTGATTGCCCGCCGCCTTGGCCGCGAGTTCGCGACGGGCGAGTTCGAGATAGCCAGCCGCAGGGTCCATCGGGATCGCGAGTTCATTGAACGCGTCCGCCAGTGCGTCAACTTGGTCGTCATGCGCGCCGGACGGAAACGAACAGACCTCGTTTAGAAACGGCTCAATCCATGCGTCAGCATCGGGATCGCCGGTCTTGAGCACACGTAGATTGCCGGCCTCCACCTGCACAGCAGCGGGGCGCGCGCGCGTTTCCTTGTCGCCGGTAACGGGCAGCGCCTTGACGTTGTATCCGGCGAGCGCCTTGATCAGGTTTTCCGCTTGGTACTTGCCGGCTTGCCCTGGATCTTGCGGGACGCGAACGGTCGACGGCTGCGGATCGACAGCCGCGCAGCCGGTGATCAGATTGACGACCTCGCCCGGTGAGCCCTGCAGGCGCCGGACATTCTCAACGTAGAACAGTCCGTCAGACGCCCGCATCATGCGAACGCCAGCCGTCCAGTCTGGGTTGTTGCCGGCTTTCTTTTGCGTACCAGCCAGGTCCCACGCGCGAACACGTGCGACAGCCGGCGCCGCTGCCTCAACGATTTTCCACCACTGCCGCTTGAACAGTCCGCCATCACGCGGGCCGGGGCGCTGTTGATACAGCGCGGCCCACACGTAGGAGCCGACCGCAGCCATGATCTTGACCAGCCGGTCGAGCGAATAGCGTTCCGGGTGCAGCGCCTCGCCTTTCGCGCGGTGCGTCTCGTCAACTTCGGCAACGGCTGGATATCGGACCACTTCCCATTTGTCGCCGCCGGCCTCTTGCGCCTTCAGCAGCCGGCCCGCGAGGTCGTCTTCGTTCCACCGCGTCATAATCAGCAGGATGCCCGCGCCGGGCGATTGCCGCGTGTAGAGCGTGGACGTGTACCAATCCCAGACCTTGTCGCGATACGTCTCGCTGCCGGCCTGCTCGGCGTCTTTGATCGGGTCGTCAATGATGACGATGTCGCCGCCCATGCCGGTGATGCCGCCGCCGACGCCAGCCGAGCGATACGCTCCGGCGTGACCGACGATCTCGAATATGTCGCTGTTGCGAAGCCAGGAGCCGTCAACAGATACGCGCGTCGAGGCGCCCGACAGTTTCGTTTGCGGAAACGTCGCCGCGTACTCTGCGGAATCAATCACCCGCTGAACATCGCGGTTCATCCGTGANGCCAGGTCCGCGCTGTAGCTCGTCGCGATGATCGATAGATCAGGATGCTTGCCGAGCGCGAACGCCGGGAATTTACGCGAGACCAGTTCCGACTTGCCATGCCTGGGGGGCGCGAACACCATCAGGCGCGGGCTTTCCTTGCGCGCGACCGCCTCAAGAAACGCCTCTAGCTTTTCACAGACTTCCTCGTTGAACCACCCGGACTGATATGTCGGGCTCGTCAGCTTCGTGAACGCCATCAGCGAATTACGTGACGGTTCAGCGGCGAGAGCCAGTGCGGCTGCTTTACGTNGTAGCCTTTCGGCCCGCACCGCCTCCATTGACGGCAAGTCGATTGCGGATGGCTTCAATTGCGTCAAGCTCCGCGTCGGTCAGTCCCGACAGGTCCTCCGTCACGGCGAGCGCCAGCTTGTCGTTGAACATGCCAAGGTGTCGGCCGACCTGGGTCAGGGCGGCGATCTTGTCGTGCATCTTGACCTTGAGTCCGCCCCTATCCGTCTGGCTGACTTCCGAAATGGCGGCGGCCGTGTCGTCGTCGATGTCGGCGCTATCAATCAGGACAACCTCATTGACGACGGCGGGGCTTAGTCCGCCGTCAGCATCCGGGACCATCCTATCGACGCCAGAGCGCCAACGGAGCGCCTTGCGAATATCAACGAAACCGAGTCGGACAAGCTGCCTCAACACGTCGTCGGCCGTGATGCCCACGCGCTTTGAGCGAGCAGCCATCGCATCGGACAACGCCTTTTCAATTTCAGGTTTTTTCAGGTTCTCTTGGCCGACGCTGTAAGCCGTCTTCGCGCTGTAGCCCGCGCGTATCGCGGCCTGCGTCGCGTTGAGGTCGATCAGGTACTCTTGGACGAATACGGACTGCTTAGGCGTGAGCCGAGACGCGGCGCGTTTCGCCGCCCTCGGTGTCTTTGCCATAGGGGACTCGCTGTTCAGTGTGTGGTTAGTGCTTCAAGCCGATCGGGCCGATTGTTCGTCCGCGAAGACTCCGTATATCCGGCGTCCCACTTGGCTGGCTGGCTGGCTGGCTGGGCGATGCCGGAGAATAACGGCGCGTCGAAGCCCTCACGCAGGCACGCCATGCCGGTCGTGCCCGATCCGGCGAAGGGGTCAAGCACCGTCCCGCCGGGCGGCGTGATCAGTTTGACCAGATACGCCATGAGGTCAACGGGCTTGACCGTTGGGTGTTTGGAGCCAAGGCGGTCGTCACTGTCGGCCTTGGCGCTGTAATAGAATCGCGATGCCGATCCGGTGTCGTCGTGCCCGATGGCCGACGTTCCGAGGCCGGCACCTAACGCGGCTACCGTAGGCTTGCCGGGCTTGCCGGGCTTGCCGGGCTTGCCGCCACCTGCATTCGCGGGGAACAGCGCGTCAACCTCAACCGACCCGTCGTGGATGAAATTCGCAGGCCAGCGACCCAGACCATCGACAGGCTCGGCGAACTTGCCATTTAGCCCATCGGAGAATACTCTTGCACCCGCACCCGCACAGCCTCCAGCCGATCCGATGCGGCAGGCGTCGATGTTGATCGCGCCGGTTCCGTGCGTCAGGACGTTTTCCGCAACCGTGGTTTTGAATGGCTTGCGGGCGAGGCAGATTGGCTCAAGCGCTGGCTTTAGAGCGGTCCCCCAGCCGTCCCACGCCGCCGAGGCCGCCGAGGCCGCCGAGGTAAACTCGTACTCCATCTTTCCGCGTGTCAAGCCCTGCGACGCTTCCATGAGGTTGCCGCCGCGAATATCGTGTGCAATCCGCGATCCCGTGACCGGACGCTCATCGCCATTCGCCTTGTCGATCGCCTTCGACACGTTCAGCGATTTCGGAAAGCCGGAACCAAATACCCACGCGATCATGTCGCGAATCTCAAAGCCCGCGTCCTCGATCGCGCAGACCTGACGATGTTGCGTCCGTGTGGCGCTGAACGCGACCATGTGGCCGCCGGGCTTCAGCACGCGCAGGCATTCCGCCCAAAACGTCACGTCGTGAACGACCTCGCCGGAGTCCCACTTCCTACCCATAAAGCCATAGGCGTACGGTGGGTCGGTGGCGATGCTGTCGACCGAGTTGTCCGACATGGCGCGCAATACGTCGCGGCTGTCGCCATGATGGACGGTGACGGTCATGGGTTCCGATCTGTGTGGGTGCCTCGCCGGGCGCGTGAGCGGGGGTCGGCCGAGGTCTTAAATCAAATGACTCGGCGCCCACTTCGCCTTGCGGCTATCTCGCGTCACGCGTGGACCCCCTGCGGGGCGGGGGAACGCTGTTTCAACCGATCTGTCGTTCCATGGTGGGCGGCGGGGTCGGCTCGTAAGTTGCCGACACGTCTTTCCTGCCGCCCTTGCTCTCTGGGGTTTGTGTGGTTGCGGCGGAACCGCCGGCATCACCCGACGTTCTCGGTTCCACGCTGATCACGTGCCAGCCGCCGCAATGTAGGTGCCCGTGCGGGCGAATTGTGACGGCCTGGAAGTGTGGGCCTGCCGTCATGCCCTGGTCCCGCTTCCATCGGGGGCGCCGCCTAGCGTGTAGATCGGCGGCGCCAAGTCCTATCATCCGGGCGTTCCCTTGGTCGGTTACAACGCCGACACCGAGGTTCCATTCCGAAAGCCGCGCGTCCTGACTTCGTTTAGCGCCGCCATGGTGGCCCCTGCGCTTCGTATGAGTGATCGTCTTCCATGGGTGGCGGTATAGCGATTCGCCGACCGTATGCAAGCATATAATTTAGTGCGGTTTGTCACACCAATCAGTTGAACGCGTCGATATAGCAGTTCACGAGGCCGATGTCCGTCGTCAGCGTCGCCGCGTTGCCCGTAACGGCAATCAGGATCGGGCCAGACTCAACCGCCGTGAGCGACTGCGGGAGGGCCGATGTGCCAGCGCCGAATCCGCCGTGTGACGCGCCGATCACGACCGCCGATCCGCTGGCCTTTTGGGTGTTCGACCCAGCCGCGCCATATTTGAACACCTGCGCGTTGAGTTCCCACTGGACCGCGCCGGTCGTGGTATAGGCGCCAGAGTCGCAAACGGCCGTGCCGCCTGTGATTGCCGAGCCGACAACCGCGGTCGTGGCGTTGAACCAGAGCTTGACCTGTTTCGAGTTGGTGTTGTTCCCGAAGGTCCCCGTCGCACTAAGAAACAGGCCGCGATTGCCGATGCCGTCGAGTGAGTTGGCAGGCAGACTGTAAACCGCCAGCACGTTGTCGTTGCCGGTCGTGCCGGGATTGACCACGGCCGCCGGGTTGGTGCGGAACACGTTGCCCTGCGCGAGCATCGTACCCGCGCCGGAGCCGTATTGTTCAAGGTTGTTCGCGGGCTCGACGCCGACGCCGGGCACGACCGCCAGCGCCCACGTCGCCGCGCCGGTCGCGGCCGATACGCACGTCCACGCGCGGCCGTTGGCGGTGTTCACCCATACCGAGCCGGGCGCGTAATCCTGGGTGTTGTCAGACCCGACGACAGGGTCAGTCGTCGCGGTCAGATTGTTCCGGCCGGCGATGACCATCGGATAGCAGCCGCCACCAATCAGGTCGCGGGCGTCAGTGCCGACAGGAACGCCGTAAATCATGCCCTGCGCGTCGGCGACGTACCTGTTCCCGCTGATCGGGGCGAACTGCGCGAAGGGGGCGGGGGCGAGCAGAGACATCGTAGCCATTGGCGTAGCCTTTCAGGGCGAGACGGCCAGCGGCCGGGGTGTTGCGTCAGACCGGCCAGGACTTGCGTCCGCCGTCCTCCATTCGTGTTCGGAAATATCGCCGGAGCTTGTCGCGCAGGCCGGTTTTGTCGCCCTTGAGGCGCAGCATTCCCCGGCTGTCCATGACGCGTCTCCGGTTGTGGGGGCTCGACGGGCGCTCGGGTCCGCTATGCTAGGCTAGGCCGCGAGTGTGATCGGACAGCGCCGCGTCGAGTGTTTCGTTGGCGTTTCCGCCGAATACTGCTGGCCGTTTCTTAGACTGACGCCAGAACGCCGGCCGGCGGGCGTTGCCTCGCGCCGGGGCTCGCGCATACCTACGACCGAGATACCCCAATCCACGGCATAGGCGCGAATAGTTTAGGCTCCGATGATGAGTCGCACGGCGTAGCCGACGAACACGCCGACGAAACACAGCCCGGCGAGAGCCACACACCAGTCAACGGCGGGGCGCGGGACGTCATCGTCGGGATACATCAGGAGCGCCACGTCAGTGCCTTGACCGCCCACATTTGAGCAGTCTGCGCCTCGGTGATCGCTACGGTTGCGAGCCTAACCGCCTCCGACGTTCCCGGTGCCGTCAAAAGCTGGCTACGCAACTCGGCCATCTGGTCGATCACGGCTGCGAACATTTGCTTACAGTGATGAACGGCCGCGTCGCCGCCGGGGTTGAACGACAGCCCAACGGCGCGCTCGCCGTATGTCGGGATTTGTTCGGTCGGGAGGGTCATCATGCCGCCTGTTGCAATAGCGCCGGAGCGCCGTGAATGGGTGCGCCGGGAGTGTGCGGCGGTGGCTTGTCGGACGAACCCTTGCGGGCGTTCAGGCGGCGGCGATTCATCACCGCGTGGACCTTCGCGGGCGAGCGCAATCGACGCAATCCCGCGTCGAAATCAATCACATTGTCCGTCACGCCGGGCAACCCTGCATCGGCGGCGCCGGTGGGTCGCCGAACAGCGCGCGCATGATCACGTCAAACACTGACTGCATTGCCGACCTTTCGATGCAGTGCGCCCCCGTCGTTTGACGTTCGGGTCATGACCGGGCGCGGACGCAATCTCGCCGCCGTCCGTTGTCAGGCCACAGGCGCGGGGCGAAGCCGATGTGTGTTGGTGTGGCCTGGGCCGCCGCCTTGGCGTAGCTCTGACCGTGAGAATGAGGTCTCATATTTCGTGGCGTAATGCAAGCATATAAACCGAGTTATTCCCCGTTTCTGTTTTTGATGGCCGTGACAAGGCCCGTTCGCAGCCGTCGTTCAATCGTGCGGGGGTCGCTTCCCAACGCTGCCGCAGCGCGCTTTACGGTCATGTCGTGACCACAAACCCAATCAAGGACCTTGACGATCCGCGCCGACTGACCCCGCCGCATGATCGCCAGCGTCTGCCCGCACGCGACGGCCGCGTCGAGGTGCCCCATCCCGCCGCCCGATCCGCGAACCTCTGGCCGGTTCGGCGTCAGCATCGCGCCGACAGATGCAAAACACTTTCCGTACAGCAGCCCCGCCTCAAGCAATCGCGCCGCCGGGTACGCTTGGCCGTCCAACACACCCCGAGAATGGGCGAACGCTACGCCGCTCGCCGTCACCAGCCGCATTGCCCCAGGCGTGCCCGCTACGCCCTCGGCGATGTCACCCATCCGGGCGCGGATCGCCAGCGCCTCGACGTTGTCGATGTTCGTTTGCGCGTTGGCTTCCGCGGCCGATAGTTCGTCAGCCAGGGCGCGGAGGCCAGACACGCCGGCTTGCTCGACGCGTTTGGCGAACGCCTTATCGGCCGGCGTCTCGGCGATCTCCATTTCGAACTGACCCTGGAACACCTTGGCGGTCATGTCGCGAAATCGCGTGGCCTGGGCGGCCGTCAGCGTTTGGCCGTTGACGACCAATGGCTCGTCGCCGATCCGGCGGATGGTTACGGGGCGGCGGGTCAAATAGCCACCCGTTCGCGCTTGGCGATCTCGCGCGCGACGTACCATGCGGCCTTTTTCAGGTCCTCAATCGCGTTGCCCTTTTCGTCAGCGCGCCAGATGTATTTCAGTGCGTTGCCGAGGTTGAACGACATGTGTTCGGTTACGGTGATGCACTCAACGCCGGACGGGTGGGCGTTGTAGTGCGGCGGGTGGTCGACCGCGTCGTGATCTGCGCCGCCGGTCTTGGCGGCGGCGAACGCGGCATCAACCACATCAATGGTTCCGGTTACGCCGGTGAACGATTCCGGCGCGACCGGCGTGGCGGCCACGGCCTCCAATTCCGCCCGGCGGAGGAGAAGCGCCGCGCAGCGATACGCAGCCCCATATACGCCAATTTTCAAATCCCCCTCCGCCGCCCGCAACGCGAATCCAATTTCCGAGCGAGGTATTTCGGAAAGAAGTCGGCCGTTAAAAAACCAGCCTTCGATAGCGTCTTTGGGCGCCTTCGCGGCCCGCCAACCACACGGTTTCGTCTGGGAAATTGGTTTGTCTTTCATGCCCTCTCCATTTCGTTTTGTGCGGCAAGGATAGCCTCCGCGCGCTTTGCCAACGTGCGGCGGTGGTTGAAAATTGGTTCAATCGCGGCCTTGAATTGGCCGGGCGTCGGGAAAAACCGTTCGTCGCTGTTGCGCCATAACCGCGCGCCCTCGGTCAGCAGGTCGACGGGATATCCGGCGAGGTCCTCCGCCCATTGCAGGTTGACGATGCGGCTTTCCCACGCCTCGCGCCGCATGGCCGGGAAATGCAGCGCCAGGCCCTCAAGCACCGCCGCGACCTCCGAGACCGTCGCCGACGAAACCGAGGCGACGACTTCCCGAGCCGCCGTTACCAAAGCCGTCACGTCGTCCGGCGCCATCGGCAGGCGGGATTTCGTCGGGCTCGTTCTCCGCAATAATTTCAGCCCAGGCGCTCCGGCGAGACTCGGTATTGGCTCGGCGAGGGTCGGCGGTGGAAGCGCCTTGCGAACTGCCGGCGGTGAAGCCATTGCGGTTTCCTTTCGGGGTTGCGCGGCGAAACCATTTCGCGGCGACGGCGTCCCAATCGGTGTAGGGGCGCTGAAATTCGTGGTCTCGGATATTGGCGACTTCGTCGTCGATCTCGGCGGGCGTGAAGCCGCGCTCGGCGGCGTCAGCGATCAGCGACGGGCTTGGCGACCAGCCGATCGGGCAACGCTTCGAACCCCTCGGTTTTACCTCGCGCTGAACGGGACCTTTAGGTCCTGTTCTCTTACTATCTGACTCTGACTCTGAGATGGTAGCCTTTTGCTCTGGCAAAACTGTAGCATTTGCTAGGGAGTTCTCCTTGAAATTGCTTGCCTTTTTTTGCCCCCCCCTCTTTCCGGCCTCTTTTCGCGCCTCACTTTTTGCGCTCGCTTTTCTCAATTCGGCTAGCAAACGCTTGTGCGTGATAGTGTCGCCCTTGACGTCAAAAAGCGCCAAAACGTCCGACCCGATTTCGGTCCAATGATCCAGGCTAACGCCGACAATGACCGCCAGCTTTTGCGGTGAGCGCGGCAATTTGCCGTGGGCAATCCACATGGCCCGAAGTAGCCGCCAATAAGCTCCATCCTGCTCACAAGTGAGCCCCTGAACGGCCGCTGTGTACTCGGCGACATAGAGTTGCATATACGGGGGCGCGCTCACGCAGTCGCCGCCCTTGGGCACGTACGACCGCCCTTTGCGCCTCGCGTACCGCAGGCGTCCATGATGGCCGTGTGGTGCATCCCGAACATGGCACCGAGCCGTGGATACGATAGCGGCTTGCCGTCAAATCGCAGGGCTCGACATCGCCGGATCGCCTCGTCACGGACGACCACGACACGGGCCGCGTGTGAGTGACTCAATATCTCGCAAAGTGACACCCCATGCTTGATCGCCACGTCGCTGACCTCGTCCCAGGCGCGCGGCGGGAACGCTGTCGCGGCGCTCATATCTGGGCGCCCGTCGACGGGCTCGCGCCGCACGCCCACATGATCGTCCGATGATCGCGATCGAATATCCGGCCGACAGCGGCGTATGACATCGGCCGGCCGCGAATGATCAGCGCGCGGCAGCGGCGCATGGCCTCTTGGCGGGCCGCGACGTACGCGGGAATCCGCTGTCGCCCGATGATGTGTCGCACGGGAACGTGATATTCGTCCGCGGTGGCGCGCAAAATGGCCGCAATGCGTGGTGGACGAGTTGGCGGCGTGTCCATCAGGCGGCGCGTGCGAGGGGCTGTAGCGCCGCGTCAACGGCCGCCGCGCCGATCTCCGTGAGAAGGTGTCCCGCGCCCCATATCGTCGCGATGGAACCCTGCGGCATTTTATGACGGATTTTGCAAATAAACACGTCGATGATTTTTGCCTGCGGCTCATCGGGGCCGCCGTAAACCGCATTCATGATCGCGGATTTCGTCATCGGCCGCCCGCGCCGTTGGTTGAGGGCGGCGACGATCGCCGCCTCCTTGCCGGACAGAGCAAAGCCACGCTGTAGCGCGCCCCGCGTTTCCAGCGCCTGCTCTTGCCCGAGGTCACGCCTCAGGCATTCGACCTGATACTCAAGGTCCGAAATCCGCTCACGTGCCCTGGCAAGTTCCCTGATATCAGCCTGCATGGAGGAGACCCTTATTCGGCGCTCTCGACGCCTTGAGGTGGGCGTCGCAATACGGGACGCGGCGTGTGGTGATCGGGGCGCAACACGATTTGAGGTCCGCGCCCTCGCCTATCGGCCAGGCGCATTGCTTGTGTCCGCGGCGGGTCCAATGTCGTGGATTTGACGCCGCTACGGCGCCACGAATGCGGAGGTCGATCGGGCCGAAAATGCGGACGATGGCCTGCCGAAAGTCGTGGCCGATGGGGATGTCCTCCCAGCACTTCATGCGGCGAGCCTCTGAATGATGCGGGTGGGCACGCCCCAAAGCGCGAGTATGTTTTCGGTGTCATCGACGGATCGGACGACAGCGACCTTGTGCCCCTGGCCGCGCAGGAGTGCGTGGGCATCGCGCTGCTCTGGCGACAAAACGCCGTCCGGCGACTTGACCTCAATCAGGCCCCAATCGCCGGGCCACGTGATGATGAGGTCCGGTATGCCAGCGTATAGGCCGGTCCACTTGAGTTTCGCCGCCGTCGCCTTTGCCAGCTTGCCGCCCCCGTTCGGTACGGAAAACAGCAGGGCCGATGGATAACCGGCGCGGACAAACTCGACGATGGCGGCTTGAATTGGCGACTCCAGGTCGCGGCGCTTGCCGGTCAAGCGGGCACAGCGGGCACAGCGGAGTCGTAGCCGTGACGAAATGGCCGCTCGACGATCGTGAACCGACCGCCCTCCGGTATCGCGGAGTCGCAGATCGCGAACTTGGCCGCGCCGCCCCTGCCGCCGTATCGTATCAGGAACATGCCGTCGCGCCGCTCGGTGCAGTCCTCGGCGAGGTGGGTGATTGGCGGTCTCATGCGGTTGCCATCTGCCGGGCGCGCTCGGCGGCTTGACGGGCCTTGCGTTCGGCCCATGACTCAATCAGCGCGGCGTCCCAATCAGCCGCCACCGCCCAGCCTGGGGCGATTTCATGCGGCCTCAGCGTGTTATCGACACCGTCAAGCTCAAGCCGCTTTGCCGCGACGATCCTGGCCGCCGCCCGCTGCTGTTGCTGGCGGTTCACGGCGCGACCGCCGCGGAATACCGATCAAGCGCCCGCTCGGTCCTCGCGAGAGCCCAGCGAAGGTGATGTTGCGCCCGATTCAGTCGCGCGGAGAGCGCGGATATTCGCCAGTCGTTCAGCACTCGCGACAATCTCGTCAGCCCGGATGGTGGCATTGCGGATTTCCTCCTGAATCTGTGTGATTTTCAGCCGTTCCCATTCGACGCGGGTCAGGCCGGTGAGCGCGTGCCCGACAGCGTCGAGCAGTTCATAGCCGTCGACGCGGACGGCACGCGCGAGCGTGCGTGAACTTACGTGCCCGCGCGTGAGGCTCTTGCCGGTCTCGTGATCGACACCGTAGGCGCCCGCCGCGTGCTTGGCGGTGTCGCGCGGAAACCGGCGGCGAATGTACGCGCTGACGGCGCCGCCAAGGCTGTCGGCGGTTTCTTTCCCGTCAAGGGGAATGCAATCGAAATGCCGGGCCATTATAAGCCGCCCTGCAACCGCGAAAGGACTGCGCCCTGGACGACGACCTGCATATTCTCGCCGCGATCCGGCATGGAGCCCTCGCCGCCGCTTTGCGTCACTACGCAGCCCGCGACGAACGGCTCTCGCGTGGATTTACGCGCGCCGCCGATCTGCAGAGTTCCCGGTCCAGGCGGGCGCTGGATGAATTTGTCGCCGACGCATTCCGGCCCGATGGGGGCGACCGTTGACAGTGGCGGGGCGCGGCTCATGTGGGGGTTGTAGCGGTATTATTACCGCCTTGCAAGCGCCGATTTACCGGATTGCCATCGAATTGTCCCCGCGCATCTATACCGCCAAGGGAACTGATAAATGGCAATAGATATAGACCGTCTGAACGAGCGACTGGCGACCCTTGGCAAATCAGCCATGGGCGCGTCCATCGAGGCTGGCTTGAAAAAAGATGCAGTCCGCAACATTCAACGCGGCAAGTCCAGGCAGGCCCGCACCGACACGATAATTAGGCTTGCTAACGTATTGCAATGTGACGTAGCGTACTTGATGGGCGATGACGGCGGTCGCATATCCCCTGAATTGTCGGGGGCTAGACCTGACCTTCCGCGCATGGGGTGGTTAGAGGTGCTATTTGAAATCGGAGCGGGATACCGGGTCGACTCCCGGCAACAGATCGTGGGCGAGTACGGCCCTGTCGCGGAAAGCGAGAAATATCGCGGTCGCAAGCAGTGGCTGGAGCGGGTCATCGGCAATGCCGCGACCAAGCAATTCCAGCCAGGCGACCTTGTTCACGTCGTCGACCTGGACGGCTCGCGGTATATTCCCGTGACCGGCGATCTTATCGTTTTGCGTCGGTGCTTCGGCGACATGGTCGAGCGATCCATTCGCCGCGTGAGCGTGTCGGCGTCCGGGGTCGCGACGCTGGTGAACGTGGGTGACGCAGACGCGGGCGGTGCGGAGGAATACCCGCACGCAAGCGACCACACGGCCAGCGTCGTCGGGAAAATCATAGGGCGTTACTCAAGCGTCGAATGATTTAGCGGGAATAATACCGTTTTCCGCTTGACGCGGGAATAATACCGTTTTATACCTCCTTCCACAAACGGAAGGAGTCACTCGTGCGACATCAAAACAAGACACGGCTTGACGAGTTCGTCGCCGGTCACATCGCCATCGCGGCCAAGAAATCGCCGCGTGACGCCGCTGCCCACCTGCGTAATTGGGCGCGACACCTCGAAACCAAAGGCATCGCCGAACTGCTTGCCACGCCGACGCCCGACCACATGGCCGGACTCGACGCTAACGACATTCTGTTCGCCGCCTCGAAGCTGACGCTTCACGCCTCGCAATACATGGCGGCGGCATGACCGGCAAAATCGAGAGACTCAATGTGGAGGGGCGCGACGACATGTTTGCGCCGCCGGCAAAGATCGTAACGGTCGAGTGTCTTCACTGCGGAGACGTGTTCAGGTCGGACGAAATTGTTTTTGAAGTCCGCGACAGGTTTACGCCGCACACGCTCGGCTCTGCGCTTTGGTGGTGCCGTAACACCGACTGCGACGGTGCCGGATTTGACTATGATATCCATAAGTCGCGCCGCCGCGTACGACCCAAAGAGGTCAATTTCTACGATACGCCCGAGGCCGTTGAGGCATATCGCCTATACCAGACGGCGAGGGTGGCGGCATGACCCCGACGCCCACAATCAACGCGCTTGCGTGGCTCGCGGACGGCCAGATCGTCGTTCGCACCGAGCCCGGCGGCCAAGAGGTCGTCACGCTTGACGCGGCCCGCGCGCTCGCCGCCACGTACGCGAGGCACGCCGCGGACGCGGACGTCACCGGCTCCGCGCTGGATCATATCACCCGGTGGATGCGCGAGCTTGAGGCCGCGATATTCCGCACGACCGACGCGCGGGTGGCGGCGTGACCGCCCCTCGCGACGATTGGGCGGGCGCACTCTACCCGCCCAAAAGCATCAACCGCCAGCGCCCGCTTTTCGGGTTCTACGCCCACGCCATCGGATCGGCGCTCGCCCTTATCGGCGGCCTCGGCGGCGGCCTGATCATCATCGACATCATCATCCACGGAGTCCCGAAATGACCGCGCCGACCGACGAAATCAACGCAACCGCACAAGGCAAGCTCAAGAGCCTTGTCGAGAGAATCGAACGGTTGCGCGAGGACGCCGCCGCAATCAGCGCGGACCTTGCCGAGGTCTACGCCGAGGCGCGCGGCGACGGATTCGACGTCAAGATCATCAAGCTCATCGTCAAGATGCGCGCTCAGGACGCAGCCGATCGCCAAGAAACCGAGGCGCTGGTTGACCTGTATATCTCCGCGATTGGTGGTCTGTGATGGCCGCTAAGGCAACGGAGTCTCTTGAGGCCATCGTCGCCGATGTTCGCGCCGAGTCCGGCATCGTGCCCCACGTGCTTACCGCCATCAACGCGGTTATGGCGGAAATGGCGGTCGGCGGCATTGCCAAGGATCGCAAAAACACAACCCAAAACTACAAATTCCGCGGCATCGACGACGTTTATAACGCGCTCGCTCCCGTGCTTGCCCGCAACCACCTGATTGTTGCGCCGCGCGGATTGGGCCGCACGTGTGACGAGCGCGTCAGCAAGGCGGGCGGTGCCATGTTTTACGTCAACGTGTCGATGGAATTTGATCTCTTTTCGGCGCGGGACGGGTCAAAGATAACGGTCGGCCCGTTTTACGGCGAGGCCATGGACACGGCAGACAAGGCCACGAACAAGGCGCAATCGGCCGCGTTTAAGTACATGGCGATGCAGGCGTTTTGCATCCCGACCGAAGGCGACAACGACGCCGACGCAACGACGCATGAGGTCGCGTCACGCCAGGAACAGCGTCGCGAATCGCCCCCGAGCGATCGACAGCAATCGAAACCGCCGACCTTCAAGCAACGTGTCGAAACCGCGAAGGCCGAATTAAGCGCCTGCGAGTATCCGGCCGAACTGACGGCATGGGCCGGCCGCAACAAGACGGCATACGAAGACCTGCCGGACGACGATTACAATGAAATCATGAGTCACTTCACCGCGTGCCGCAAGGCGTTCACACAACAAAGGGAGCCCGCCTGATGGCCGGATCAATCAATAGCGTTACATTGCTGGGCAATGTCGGAAAAGACCCGGAAATCCGCACGCTGAACAGCGGCGACAAAGTCGCGAACTTCTCTATCGCCACGTCCGAATCTTGGACCGACAAGGCCAGCGGCGAGAAGAAGGAGGTTACGGAATGGCATAACATTACATGCTTCAACGACGGCCTCGTCGGCGTGATCGAACGCTATGTGACCAAAGGCAGCAAGGTTGCGATCCACGGCGCCGCGATCAAGACGCGGTCGTATGAAAAGGACGGAATCACGCGGTACGCGACCGAGATCGTGATCTCGAAATTTCGCGGCGAATTGACGCTCTGCGGAGGTGGCGAGGAACGCGGAGCGGATCGTGGCGAAAGCCGGTCGGCACGCGGGGGCGGTGGCGACGGCGGATCATACCGCGATGCGTCGCGCGGTTCGGGGGGCACGACCACCCAGGCGCGAGGCGGGTTCGACACAAGCGACCTCGACGACGAGATTCCCTTTGTTTCATCCGTGAGCGTGTGGTGATGAACGCCCGCCCCTCATTCGCGGACATCGCCGCGGAATTTGCAATCGACGAACCCCTGCCCCCGTCAACGCGCGGGCCGCTGGAAGGCCCGGAACCGGTCATCCGGTCGGTCGGCATGGGCCACAACGCTCCGCCGGAACCGACGCCGTTTCAAGCGGTCAAGGCGGCCGTCGATGACCTGACCAACGAGGCGCAACACTGGCTCGACGGGTCCGGCGTCAATTCGGAAGCGGAGGCCGAAGCGGTCGGCAAGTTGGTCGTGATGATCCGCAAGGCGCGGACGGCGGCGGATGACGAGCGCAAGGCGGAAAAGGCCGAGGCGGACAAGATCATCAAGGAAATTCAGGATCGTTACAACCCGATCTTGAGGCGCGCCGATCTGGCGACCGATCTCGCCAAGCGTGCGTTGACCCCCTGGCTGGTCAAGGTCGCGCAGGAAAAGGAGCGGATCGCCACGGAGGCCCGCGCCGAGGCCGCCCTAAAAGCCGCCGAGGCCGCTGAACTTGTCCGAGCCGCCGCTATGGCTGGCAGTCTCGCCGCGTCGGAAATCGCGGACGCTGCCCAGGCCGATGCAACACGCGCCCGGCAGTCCGCCCACGCGAAGGAGCGCGACACGGCAAAGGTCGGCGCTGCGACCGGATCGCGCGCGGTTAGTCTGCGGTCGTACTGGACCGCGACGATGACGGACGACGGCTTGGCGCTACAGCATTACCTCGCGACCCGGCTCGACGACATCAACGCGCTCCTGGCCGATCTCGCGCGGCAGGACGTAGCGGCCGGCAAGCGCACGATTCCGGGCTTTGAAATCATAGAAGAAAAACGGGCGGCGTGATGACCATCATTCAGCAGGACGTCCATTGCTGGTTTGTTTGGACTAAGGCCGGATGGCCACCACGATACGCGCACGGTTCGGCTGCGGCAGCACATGCGGAGGCCGCGCGGCTGGCGGCGAAACACCCTGGAAAAAAATTCCTCGTGCTGACTGGGTGGGCAAAATACGTCGCCGTTCCCGACGCCGATGAGCACCACGTCACGACGCACCGTCGCGCATTCGCACAAGAGGCAGCATAGATGACCCGATTCACCAAACCAGACACCGGCAACGCCGCCCGACCGGGGTCGCCAGTCAATAGTGTCAGGAACCTCGCGCGGAAACTGAACCGCCAATATCGCGACCGGCGTAACGATATGCTGGCCGATCTCGGTGCCGCACTCGCAGCCTGGTTTGCCCCGGCGAGGGCTGCGTGATGCTGATCTATCAAAAGTGGATCACGCGGGACGACCTGCGGGCAAATCCGTCAATCCTCTATGTGTTCGGCGACAACGCCCGGCGCTACGGACTCGGCGGGCAGGCCAAGGAAATGCGCGGCGAGCCGAATGCAATCGGCGTCGCGACCCTTGAGGCGCCGGGGCTGTTTTGGGCGGATGCGGGCGCCGAACGGCAAAACGCGATTGTTGATGGCGACATGGAGATTGTCGAGACCGCGCTTCGTGTCGGCGGAATTGTCGTCTGGCCTCTCGACGGGATTGAAACCGGATTCGCCGATCTTGAGCGCCGTTCGCCGCTCACTTGGGCGCACCTGCAGCGCAAAGTTGACGCGCTGAAAATATATGCTTGCATATATCCGGCGCCGCTGTATGGTCGCCAAATCACACCAACGGAGAACACCCAATGACCCGCGCAAAGGCTAAGGCCGCGCCAGTATCTGCCGAACCAATCGAGGTCGTTTACGGCTACGGCCTGCGAACATGGGGCGGCGACGGATCGTCGTCGCACGGTTTCGTGTGGGACTTGACGGCCGGTTCGCGCACGACAGCGCCAGATTGGAAGGCGACGGCGGAATGTGGCAACGGCCTGCACGCCAATCAATTTGGCGTCGGCGACTGGTCACTTATGGGTGATCTTTCTGAGGTGATGAACGGCTCGCGCGTTCTTGGCGTCGTGCGTTACGACTCGGCGCTGGCAATTGACCTTGACGGCAAAATCAAGGCCCCGTGGATGGAAATCGTCGTCACCACGAAAACGGCAAGTCTCGGTAGCGTTCTAGGCTGGATCGCGCCGCATCGCCGCTCCCATATCCAGGGGCTTACAAAAGTTCAGGCGAAGGCCGCCGCGACCACGGGCGACGGGTCGGCCGCCGCGACCACGGGCGACGGGTCGGCCGCCGCGACCACGGGCTACAGGTCGGCCGCCGCGACCACGGGCA